ATGTATTTGCCGATGCAATATTCTTTAGCTGATATACTACATATTATAAGTGAATATACAGATTATAAAAACAAATTTAGTTGGAATATCCATAATCCTTATAGAAAAGAATTAGTTATAAAAAATGCTATGGAAAAAGATGAGCTGGATCATATTTCATTTGCACAATTTAGAGACACAACACCGGGGATTGTTATAACATATGGCTCAACTTGTATATTAGTTGAATCTCGTAAAACGAAAAAAAGTAGCAAAGTGTATCCATTTGAAATTAAAGCAAGCGGAAACTTCCCAAATGAAGAAAGGGTTTCAAAAAAAGAATTATCAGAAAAATTTTTGTACGATTATAATAAATTGCATAATCTTATTTTAGACGTGAGTTCAGAAACATTCTGTAGAGATGATGACGGCTTTAATGATTTTCAGTTAGCTATCGTAACATATTTTAAAAATAAATATTATCTTTCAGATGAAATAATAGACGGTTTTTTCGGAAAAGAAAATGAATTGAAAATGCTAAAATGGTAGAGCAGAAATTTCCTTTTTATGATGAGCCAAATACAGTAGCTATTTTATGTAGTCATGTAATAAATATAGATGAACCAATTTTATTTGTATCACATGATGAAGATGATGGCATGTGGCAATTCTTATGCGGAAAAACACACGAAGCAGAGGACGCTAAACTAGTTTCTTTACAGTCTGTATTTGAGTTAGATAATTCGATAGGAACTTTGGCAGAAATGCCTTGTGGATGTTGCGCAACAAGGAAAAATCAAGAGGCTAAATGGATAATCAGAGAACTTTAAATCCCAGTTTGTCTAACTGAATAATAAATTGTTCTTAAATATAATGATTGGAGGAAGAGAAGAATGGGTTTATTCGGACTTTTTGGAAGGGAAAAAGAATTTGAATTAGATAAAGTAAAAGATGTCAAAAAAGAAAAGTTTTTGAGAGAATATAGTGATAATAATACAGAAGAAATATTGTACTTTGATAATTTGAATTTCAAACTGGCTATAGTTGAAGTGTTGATGTATGAGTTGAATTTATTAGAGCCTCGTTTTGATATTTATGATTTTGCTGATAAATACAAAGAGAAAGAGATAGATACAGACAGTTATACTGTAATAGAACCAGCCCTTAATTTCTTTAGAGAAATTTCTATTCCAAAGAAATTTGCACAGTATGTGGAACAAATCTACATGGATGGTGGAAATGAAGTATATATGAATATAATTCCACACTGGGATGGAGAAGATGACTGTTTTGATTTAAATAATGTGACTATTTCAGAATTAAGTCAATTTCCAAATCTTAGGAAAGCAACAATAATGAGCAGCGATTTTGATAAAGTAAAGGAAATTTTTGATGCTGAAAATATTGATGTAGAATTGCTTTAAATTAATTGCTACATACAACTCCCAGTTTGTCGAGCTGAGTAAAATTTAATACTGAAGAGACAAGGCGATTAAGAAATAGAATTCTTAGTCGCTTTTTCTGGGTTAATACCCACGTGACGCTTATCTTGAAATGATTGGTGCTGGCTTTTGATTTCTGGGCTTTGGCGCTATTGCTCTGGTGTGCTGGTTCCGTCTTTCCAGATCACGGTGGCTTTGCCACTTGGTGCTATCTCGATGCGTTGGCACAGGGCGTGGAATGTAGCGGGCCTAAAGTCGCCTACACTGTCTAGTGTGGTGAGGGTGCGCCGGTAGTGGTTGAGTGTGGCTTTGATGCCTGTGCGACGCTCAATCTCCGCCGTGGTTGCTTCGTAGGCGTCGATGGCTTCGCGCTGGCGTTGTTCCAGCTTCTTGAAGCGCTGGTGGTAGTCGTCTTGGTTTTGGGATTGATGCGCATTCGTGTTGATAGCTTGCTCGATCAGTTTCGTGGCAATCTCGATTTCAGCAGCTTGCTCAGCAGCTTTGGTTTCCAGCTCGCTGGTGTCGGTGAGTATGGTTTGCAAGAGTTTCCAGTCGATGAGGCCGCGTTGCTCGATGATCTGGGCGAGCGCTGTTTGGAAGATTGTTTGCAGCTGATTATCGCGTAGGATCGGCATTTTGGCGGGGTGGGGTGTGGAGAATTTGTGGTTGCATTGCCAGATGATAGCCCGGTATTTATCAGTGGAGTGCCAGGTTTTGCTGCCATAGGCTGAGCCGCAGTGGGTACAGTAGACCATACCGGTGAAGGCACGCTCGCGTCGGCCTTGGTTCGTGTTTTTTGCTAGCTCGTAGTGCACGAGTTCCCAGGTTTCAGGGTCGATGATGGCTGGATGGGAGCCGGTCACGTAATATTGTGGGACTTCGCCTTCATTGGCTTTGCGCTGCTTGGTGAGGAAATCTACGGTGAAACGCTTTTGCAAGAGTGCGTCGCCTTTGTATTTCTCGTTGGTGAGGATGGAGTGGATGGTGGTGTGGCTCCATTTGTGTTTACGCCGAGGGGTCAGTATTCCGTCAGCGTCTAGTGAGGCTGCGATCTGTGGAATGCTCATGCCTTCGAGGTATTGGCGGTAGATGCGGCGCACTGTTTCGGCTTGCTCAGGATTGATTACGGGCTCGCCGTTTTCGCCGCGATCGTATCCGAGGAAGTTGCCGTAGGGCATATAAACTTTGCCGTCTTGGAAACGCTTCCTGTGACCCCACGTGACGTTCTCGGAGATAGATCTGGATTCTTCTTGGGCAAGGCTCGACATGATGGTGATTAGCAGTTCACCTTTGGAATCGAGGGTCCAGATATTTTCTTTCTCGAAAAACACCTCCACACCTTTATCCTTCAACTTCCTCACCGTTGTGAGGGAGTCGACGGTGTTGCGAGCAAACCGGGAGACGCTTTTGGTGACGATCAAGTCGATTCTTCCTGAGAGAGCGTCAGCTATCATGCGGTTGAATCCCTCCCGGTGTTTCGTGGAAGTGCCAGAGATTCCTTCATCAGTGTAAATAGCAACGAACTGCCAGCCGTCGTGGTTTTTGATGTAGTGCTCGTAATAATCCACCTGCGCCTCATACGAGTTCGCCTGGTCAGTATCGTCGGTGGAGACGCGAGCATAGCCAGCAACGCGGCGTAGCTGCTGGCCACTAATCGTGGTCGTAGTGGAGTGTAAGGGTTTGGTGGCAGGGATAGTGGTAATCCGTGGCATCAGGCAGTCACCTCCTCACCGGTGAGGTAATCAACCGTGGCAGTGTTCCCACTACTGAGGTGGATGGTCAGGAGCCAGTTCGGGCAGACCTCAATCCGCTCGATCCGATCAACTACCTGCTGGTCGTCCCAAGCATGAAGCCCAAGCAGGCGCTTGATGATGGTGTGCAGGTTTTCTTCTCGTAGTTGATGAGCATGACAGGGGTTGCCCTTGCCTTTCGTGGCGGTTTCGCACCACCAGTATTTATAGGTCGAGTGTGCCAAGCGGCGGGTACGCCGATGATAGTTCCTGCCACAGATAGTGCAGGTGATACGGTGCGTAAGGGCGCTACTGCCACCGGTTGGGGTCAAGCCGCGTCCGCCCGTGGCACGCCGCCTGGCTAGTTCTGCTTGAACGGCGTCAAAAACGCTACGCTCGATAATCGGCGGGTGGGAGTCTTCTACAATATATTTATCCAGCTCGCCACGATTCAGAGTCGGTGTGTTATCTCCAGCGTGAGCACTGAAGTACTGTTGCAAGATTGCGGTACCGATATAGGTGGGGTTCTCCAGCCAATCGCGGGTCACCGAGGCGCTGAACTTGCCGCCACCACGTGAACGCAAACCCTCTTGGTTCATTTGTTTGCAGGTTTTCTCTGGGCTGATCCCGTCAAGAAACTCAGCAAACACACGCCGCACAATCACGGCTTCTTCTTCAATAATGTCGAGCTGGCCGTGGTGGTAGCGGTATCCGTAGGGGTGGCGCGAATGCAACAGACCATCCTTGTACTTTTTACGGATGCCCCACTTCGCATTAGCCGAGATAGATTCGGATTCAGCTTGCGCGAACGAGGCTAGTAAAGTGAGGAGAACTTCGCCCTCAGCGTTAGCGGTGTCGATGTTTTCACGTTCAAAACGCACTGAAACCCCAGCGGCTTTCAATGCTCGCACAGTGGTGAGTAGGTCGACGGTGTTGCGAGCGAACCGCGAGATGGATTTGGTAAGAATAATGTCGATACTCCCTGCGAGTGCTTGCTCGATCATCTGGTTGAACTCGCCGCGCCCCGAGATAGACGTACCGGTCGTTGCGTAGTCGCTATAGACCCCGGCATACTCCCAGCCCGGGGTGTTCGTGATGAGCTTGTTGTAGTAAGAAACCTGGGCAGAGAACGAGTGAGTGAGGCGCTCGGATTCTCGTGAGACCCGCACATATGCCGCCACCCGCGTGAGCTTCAACGCTGCTGGTTTGGGTGGTAGTTTGCAGATCTCCATGCGCGTCTCCTTGTATCAAGTCCGGTGTGTCTATATATCACTCTGAACGCCTGTTTTATCCAGTACTAGCGCCGTATGCAGCCGCCCAATCGGAGGAAGATTGCGGGCTATCAGCCCACCTCGAATGCGGTTCACATCTGTATCGGTGAGTATCCCTGTCTTGGCTGCTTTCGTGGCTGCCAGCATGGTGGCTCGGTAGGTGGCTTCCCGAGTAAACTGGGGTGCGCTCATCGCGGGCATTTCTTGCTCCGATGAGTTACGTAGCATTCATGGCGGCAGTAGCGTCGATGCTTATTCCCATACGCGGTGAACGTGGTGCCACAGCCGATACAGGTGAAGGTGTAGGTGGCGTCACGGTTTTTCGCTTCGGGATGTGCCGCCCACCAAGCCCGCCTATGCTCACTGCAGCAAAAAGATGCAGGTCTGCCAGTCGCTTGAGTCGCTATGGGGTCACCGCACCAACGACACCAGCGACCATCCTCCATACCTTGGCTTTGTGGGCGCTTATGGGGGTTTCGTGCCAGATGACTGCGAACACTGCTTGGCTCTAGCCCAAGAACCCGCGCAATCATCGCCGCAGTCAGCCCGTGCTGGTTGAGTTTTACTATCGCCTCTTTTTGAATCGGGTCAATCATCGCTTATTCCTCCTATAAGGAGGGCTTCGAGCAGCAAGAAATATAAACAGGGAAAACAAAAAGAGCCGCCTCAGCAAGACGGTGAAGTCTCGCTGAGGCGGCTCTTAGAATCCAGCGGGCTAATTTGCTGGTTAGGCAAGGATTTGGTTCACGCGGTTTTGTACCTGTTGGTAGTTGTAGCCAGCATTGGTGAGACGGTTGTAGCGTTCTTGTCCGTTACCCCAATCCCCACGAATCACCTCGCGCGCCAGGGTCTCTATGCTCTTGCCTGCGGGTTTGGATTTGAGCCCGAGGATTTCGTTGACACGGGCTTGCACGGCGTCGTAGAGTCCGCCTAGGCGTGCTCGTCGCTGGTCTCCGTTGCCGTATTCGCCGCGGATAACTGCGTTGGCTAGTGCTTCAATATCTGGTTTACCGGCAGATGATGCCTGGGGTTTGTTTCCGCTGATTTGGTCGTACCAGTAGCCGGCTCTGGCCATGTAAGCGCCGTGTTGGGATCCGGCTATGGATGCGGGGCATTCGGTTGCGGAAAAGTCGCGGTGTCCGAATACGTTTTTACCCCAGACGGGTCGGCCGAGCTTGTAGTAGTGACACAGGGCGGCGACCAGGTGTGCCCCATTTTCTAGGCAGGCATCGGAAATGCGGTAGGGGTGGGTGGATGCGTCTGCGTGTTCGATTCCAATCGAGGTGGTGTTGGCTACCCAATTTCCCGCGTGCCAGGCAGTGTCCCGGTCCCAGACGAGCTGACCGATGCGGCCGCTGGTTTCTACTTGGTAGTGCGCGGAGGCGGGTCGGGTTTGCCATACGTTCCAGCATCCTTGTATGGAAAGGTTTCCATCGTTGTGGTGCAGGATGATTTTGTTGATGGATCGGCCTTGTCTGCCTTTGGTGAAGTGTTTGTTCATTAGCAGGTTCAGGTCAGCTTCTAGAGTGTTCCAGTTCTTCATTTTGGGTTCTCCTTTTCTTTTTTTGGTTGGTTTAAACTGAAATTAAGCAAACTGACAGAGGAAGAGCGGAAGTGTCTGAAACAGATTGCGGGGAAATCGGACTTGCTGAAAAATCTAAATCCACAACGGGGGCAGAAGTAGGAGAACAGCAAATATGAATTTTAGGAGGTATTTTGATGTTAAAAATTGAAGATATTTTAAGAGAAGATTTTGATTGGGAAAATGTAGAGATTGACGAAAATGAATTTGTTGAGTTAGAAAAACAGTTAATTATAAATTATTTAAAGAAAAACTCTCCAAAAGAAAGGCAACTTTTAGCAATAGATTGGAACTTTGATAATTCTAAGGAAGTTATCAAATGGATAGCAGAACAGCCTGATACTGACAAGGGAACAGCTCTATTCCTATATTGGTATATGGATCCTCAATTTTTTAAGAAATATGAAAATAGAAAAGAATGTGCAGAAGAGGGTAGCTGGGCTTTAGAAGATTTTGATATTGTTGAAACTCTTGAAAAAAACTATATTTCAGGATATTACAAAAATCAAAAATATGCTTTTGACCCTAAAAATGATCCATATAATTCAGATTATGACTGGACAGAAGAAGTTGGCGTAGAGGAAATGAAAAGAGAGATACCTAAAGAGATGTATATGGCTTTAGATGGAGAAGTTTTAGAAAGTCCAAACTGGGAAGAAGGAATTCCAGCTGCTCTTTCTGAAATTATGGACAAGCTTTGTGACGCTTTGGACGAATAAAAAAGAAAAATTCCCATTTATCGAGGAGATAGTAAAGCCAGCCGAGCCAGTCAACGGTCAAGATGAGCGGAGTTAGAAGAACGGAAAAACAAGAAAATCCGGGGAGAGGATAAAATCAACTAATTCTGATTTGCGAGGAGAATTGTGACTATGACAGAGCTGAATACATTCAAAAAAATATTGGAAGAAAATGAAGAACGCTTGCCATTGCTAACGCTTGATGAATTTTTCGATGGAAACACAGAGGAGGATTCCATTGCTCCGAACCAATGGGGATTTGGCCGTCCAACGCTTTCTGAAATACGAAATATGCTACAAAAGATTGAGTTAATGCCTGACATAGCATGGGTGCGTGTTGCTCTTCACGATGATACAGGAATCGTAGAAAACAATGGGAAAGAAGAATTAGTTCTTGCAGGAGATACAATCGTGATTTGCACAACCATTTTGCCTGCGGAATTAGAAAAATTAGTAAATTGCGAATGGCTATGCTCTGATGGAGTAATTACAATAGAGGCGTTTGAATTAAATACTTATTCGTGCGTACCACCAATTCCAGATAACTTCGATTGTTTGGAGATCGTGTGGGACTGATCTAAAACTTTCAGTTTATCGGGGGAGATAGCAAAGCCAGTCGAGCCAGTCAACGGTCAAGATGAACGGCGCATAAATGCGCCGCCGTTGACAGTCCCGCACGTCTTTGCTGATGGGCAATCAAGGCGGGAAAGCCCTAAAACGGCTTCCCGCCCATTTCAAAATTTAGAAAAATTTGTTTATGGAGGGAGTTGCAATGTGTGAATACTGTCATAAGGTTCAGAAATGGAAGAGATTTAACGCACCGAAAGATTATCTGGCGTGTATCGAATACATCCAACAGCTTGTGACAAATGGCGGTTTTGAACTGCTTGAGGAAGAATCCACTTGCCCGTTGAATCAGGTAAAGACCGAAGATGGCTGGGCGGATGAAATTATGGTTCACGTGGTACGGTGCAAACACTGTGGACAAGTTTTTACCTGTGTTGTCAACACTTATCGTGGTAGTGGTTCTTTCAAAAAGGGTAAAGGTTGAAAAGTACGCTTGCTTATCAAAATGGTTCGGGACATTTTGTCCCATAGGCTGAGGACAGCCCCTGGCTCGTTGCGGTGCTTCCCCTGCCTGGGTATTCCTTTTCGGACGGTCATTCATTTTTCAAGGTGCAGCTCATCGATGAACTACCCTAAGTCTACACCTGAAAGACCGCCCGCCCCGTACATCCATAAGGTCGGAAATCAGCTCGGAAAACTCTCTATTTCCATGCTCTCGGAAATATGGTCGAATGAAATAATAGAGTGATGAATCGGAATTGGAGAGTTTTTATGAACGAATATTTGAAAAGATACATTGAGTTGAAAAAGCAGTTTGATGCGACCAATAACGGCCCAGACAGTGTCCGTGCCCTCTATGCCTTTAAGGAGAAATTGGAGCATACGGAGGACGAACAGGCAAAGGAAGTATTGGTGAATGTATATGACCTACTGGACTTTAAGAAGGATGCCTATGAACTGCTCTGTCAAATCGGAAATCGCTCCGACAAAAAAATGCTCAAGCGGTTGGGCGCGCTGAAGGACTATGCGGAAAATTGGGGAAACCATCATGCCATTCCAAAACCCAAAACGCCGGAAGAAAAGCAGAACAAGCAGCGGCGGCTCCAATTGGGGCTACCTACCTTCCGGTATCACCCAGACCCTTTGGACACTGGGGCTTTTGATGAGTCCAAAGAGGGTGTTGTCTGCGACTGTTGTGGCAAGACCACACATATTTTCTATGCCTATCCGTTCTTCTCCGTTGAGGACATTGAGTATCTGTGCCCAGGGTGTATCGCCAGTGGCGAAGCAGCCAGAAAGTATAGCGGTAGCTTTCAAGACGATTTTTCTCTGGACGATGGTGTAGATGACCCAGAGAAGTTAGACGAACTCATACATCGCACACCCGGCTATTCTGGCTGGCAGCAGGAATACTGGCGTGCCCACTGCGGCGACTACTGCGCCTTTCTGGGCTATGTAGGTGCCAGAGAATTGCGGGCACTGGGTGTACTGGAAGAAGTGCTGGATGACCCCATGTGGGACGAGGAACAGAAAAAAATGATACGGGAGTCCGTCAATGGAGGGCATTTGCAATGCTATCTGTTCCAATGCTTACACTGCGGAAAACACTTGCTTTGGATGGATTTTGATTAAGTTGTAACTTCCAAATTGTTAAGCAGACAATAAGGGAACGCATGGAACTATCCATACAAGAACGATTGAAAGACCTGCGCGTGGAGCGTGGGTTGACGCTGGAACAGTTTGCGGTGCAGACCCACCTCTCTAAGTCTGCGCTGGGCAGTTATGAAGCGGAGGACTTTAAGGACATCAGCCACTATGCCCTTATCAAGCTGGCGAAGTTTTACGGCTTGACCGCCGATTATCTGCTGGGGTTGTCCGAAACAAAAAATCACCCATTCGGGAGATTAGATAGTGCTTTCCGTTGCGGTGGCGAAACAGGGAGCAGAATTCACCATCCGTGTCCAGATTACGCCAAGATACCGCACCTTGCCCTCATTGTTCAGCAGTTCGCTTTCACTGCCGCAGAGATGTAGGACGGATTTTGCGGACATTCAAAATAAAAAAGAATGTGGAGGTAACAGACAATGGCAAAATCATTATTTGAGGAACTGGGCGGCAAATACGAAAGGCAAGGGGATTATTTGATACCGTGCTTAACTGTACCCGCCGAAGAAGAACAGGCAATAGGCATCTGGGGGCAACGGCATTTAGATTATCTAAAACAGTACCGTAAAGTTACATACACCAATCTTCTTACAAGCGGCAGGCTAAACGCCTACCTTGCCGACATCAACAGACAGGCACAGGAACGCTTTGAAAGGCTCATAGAGGGTATGAAACAGGCACAGGGCATAACGGAACAGCTAAAGGCAGAAAACGCCTTAGAATGGACAGGATGCCTCAATAACATAAGGGCTTGTGCGAGGGAGATTGTGGAAAAGGAAATTATTTTTGCATAAACAGATGATTAGTGGCAGGGGGAAATCCTGCCGCTTTTTCTGCTTTAGTTTGTCAGCTTGACAAATAAAGGGTTAAGGAATATAATTAGATTCAGTATTATACAAGGAGTTAATAAATATGCGGCAAGGTATTCTTAAATAAACTGTCAATTTGATAGTGGGAACAAAAAGTAGCAGTCCCGTTTCACTTTTAATATGGGGCTTAGTTTTTTGTACCCAGTTTAAGAATACTTTTATCATGTAATTTTATATGCCCGAAAACATATAAGTGTTTTGGGGCTATTGGAGTTATTTACCCAGTGATAGGAGTATTTATCACTGGGTATTTTTATGCCCTTTTTTGGGTGTTGATAGGAGGAAAATCACATGAAAATAATTAACTTAGGCATTCTGGCTCACGTTGACGCAGGAAAGACAACATTAACGGAAAGTTTATTGTATACCAGTGGTGCAATTGCAGAACTAGGGAGCGTAGATGAAGGCACAACAAGGACAGATACAATGAATTTGGAGCGTCAAAGGGGAATCACTATCCAGACAGCAGTGACATCTTTTCAGTGGGAGGATGTAAAAGTCAACATTATAGATACGCCAGGCCATATGGATTTTTTGGCGGAAGTATACCGTTCTTTATCCGTATTAGACGGAGCAGTATTATTAGTTTCTGCAAAGGATGGCATACAGGCACAGACCCGTATACTGTTTCATGCACTACAGATAATGAAGATTCCGACAATTTTTTTCATCAATAAAATTGACCAAGAGGGGATTGATTTGCCAATGGTATATCGGGAAATGAAAGCAAAGCTTTCTTCGGAAATTATAGTGAAGCAAAAGGTTGGGCAGCATCCCCATATAAATGTAACGGACAATGACGATATGGAACAGTGGGATGCGGTAATTATGGGAAACGATGAACTATTAGAGAAATATATGTCAGGGAAACCGTTTAAAATGTCAGAACTGGAACAGGAAGAAAACAGGAGATTCCAAAACGGAACGTTATTTCCCGTTTATCACGGAAGCGCTAAAAACAATCTGGGGATTCGGCAGCTTATAGAAGTAATTGCCAGTAAATTTTATTCATCAACGCCTGAAGGTCAATCTGAACTATGCGGGCAGGTTTTTAAGATTGAATATTCAGAGAAAAGGCGGCGTTTTGTTTATGTGCGTATATATAGCGGAACATTGCATTTGAGGGATGTTATTAGAATATCTGAAAAAGAGAAAATAAAAATCACAGAGATGTGTGTTCCGACAAACGGTGAATTATATTCATCCGATACAGCCTGCTCTGGTGATATTGTAATTTTACCAAATGATGTTTTGCAGCTAAACAGTATTTTGGGGAACGAAATACTGTTGCCGCAGAGAAAATTTATTGAAAATCCTCTCCCTATGCTCCAAACAACGATTGCAGTAAAGAAATCTGAACAGCGGGAAATATTGCTTGGGGCACTTACAGAAATTTCAGATGGCGACCCTCTTTTAAAATATTATGTGGATACTACAACGCATGAGATTATACTTTCTTTTTTGGGGAATGTGCAGATGGAAGTCATTTGTGCCATCCTTGAGGAAAAATATCATGTGGAGGCAGAAATAAAAGAGCCTACTGTTATATATATGGAAAGACCGCTTAGAAAAGCAGAATATACCATCCACATAGAAGTCCCGCCAAATCCTTTCTGGGCTTCTGTCGGGTTGTCCATAGAGCCGCTCCCTATTGGAAGCGGAGTGCAGTATGAAAGCAGAGTTTCACTTGGATATTTAAATCAATCGTTCCAAAATGCGGTTATGGAGGGGGTTCTTTATGGCTGCGAGCAGGGGCTGTATGGATGGAAAGTGACAGACTGTAAAATCTGTTTTGAATATGGATTGTATTATAGTCCTGTAAGTACCCCCGCAGACTTTCGGCTGCTTTCCCCTATCGTATTGGAGCAGGCTTTAAAAAAAGCAGGGACAGAACTATTAGAGCCATATCTCCACTTTGAAATTTATGCACCGCAGGAATATCTCTCACGGGCGTATCATGATGCTCCAAGGTATTGTGCAGATATTGTAAGTACTCAGATAAAGAATGACGAGGTCATTCTGAAAGGAGAAATCCCTGCTAGATGTATTCAAGAATACAGGAACGATTTAACTTATTTCACAAATGGGCAGGGAGTCTGCTTGACAGAGTTAAAAGGATACCAGCCAGCTATTGGTAAATTTATTTGCCAACCCCGCCGCCCGAATAGCCGTATAGATAAGGTTCGGCATATGTTCCACAAGTTAGCTTAACAGCTTGCAAAAGTCATATAAAATGAGATTTGAAAGGATTAGAGACTAATTATGATGAAATGCGAATGGATATTGTGTCCTGTTTGTGGGAGCAAAACCCGTAATAAAATTAGGAAGGACACTGTTTTGGAGAATTATCCCCTTTATTGTCCAAAATGCAGACAAGAAAGATTGATTAAAGTTGACAACTTGAAGATAACTGTCATCAAAGAGCCAGACGCTTAAGACGCAGAGCCGATGAAATTGTGGAACAATTCACGAATCATCGGCTCTTTTTGTTTCGTATTTGAAAGAACAAACTCACCAAATAAAAAAAACGATATTCGGGTGGGTTATTTTGTTATACCCTAAATTACCCTCTGAATTTGTTTTTAAATTTGGAGGGATTTTTTTATGTCCTTTTTTCGGGCAGTTATCTATCTGCTCATACGAAGCAAAATTTATCAATACATAGCATATCAGAGAACGGCAGGAAACCAGTTAAAAAAATTTCTGCCAGTGCAACGGTACTTCTCACCTTGAAAGTAGAAGTACAATCTCCATACAATAGAATTACTATTTCCTATAACCGTAAAGGTCACAGAGCCTTTGCGGTTTTTCTTTTGTCGATTTTTGTTGGAAAGTGCCGTAGGGCTGTTTCTGATATGCGGTGTCGTTCTCCGCCTCTCCATCTGGATTTTTTACATTTCAAAAATTCAGATGGGAGGTATTTATGGTGAAATATGCACCAAGAAAGGTATATATCAGAGAAAGTGGCGGCTATGTGGAATTATCCTACACGGAGTTCTGCCGTTGCAGGGAATCCGACCAGACCTATATGGACAAGCTGTTTATCCCCATTCAAGGCTGTCTGCTTGAAGTCGTGAGGGAGCAATACACAGACTTCTACCGTGACAAGGAACGGTGGCGTTATCTGCAAAAATTAGATACAAAGAATAGACTGCTATCTCTCGACGGATTTACGGACAGCGAGGGGAATCCTCTGGACTTTATCACTGATGAAGCGGTGGACATTGCAGAAACCGTTGTCAATGCGGTCATGGTGGACAGGCTGAAAGCCGCCCTGCCTTTGCTGTCGGATAGTGAACAGGAGCTGATACAGGCAATCTTTTTTGACGGACTTTCCGAGCGTGAAGTCGGGGCGAGGTTGGGCATAACCCAGAGCGTTGTAAACAAACGCAAAGCCAGAATCCTAATAAAACTAAGAAAGATAATAGAAAATTAAAATTTAAGGCGTTCAGCCCCCTTGTTTTTTCCTTTGGGAAGATGAGGGGGCTTTTCTCTGCCCTCTCAATCAATTCTGATTGGAGGAAGTAAGAATGGCATACAACCACGGACGGGAGGACAGGAAATGGCGTATCTGGAAAGAAGCGGAGGAAAAGCTGCTGCGTGAGTGCGGCGTTGATGAAGCGACCATTGAGCAGATACGCATGGCGGACAGGGCAGACTTCAATTCCAACAGGCGGTTTTACCGATGGACGAATGATGTAGATCGCCGTCATACATAAAGGTAGGCTTTGGAGCGGATGGAATACCCATCCGTCAGCGGAAACTGCTCGTCTTGCTGAGGAGATCGGTTCTCCGGCGCAAACATAGCATCATACTGCGCCCACCAGTCCCGATAGCGTTTTTCATGGGCAATGTTTTCAGTGTTCATTGAGATACCTCGCCAGTTTCTTCTCCAGCAGTTCTGTCATATCATTGCAGAGGCGCCTTACCTTGTCCTGCTCATGGGCGTAGTACCAGATGGTATCCTCTCCGGGGCGGAGCAGGAGCTGGTCGCCGTCCGCTTCTTTCCAGAACTCGCCCAGCACACAATACCGCTCTCCATGGATGGTCAGATCAAACATCCCGGAAAGGGTAAGAATCACGCCAGTGGATACATTGATACCTGCGGTCAGCAGGAAAAACTTCCGCACCTGGGACGGGAGCGTGAAGTCCAGCACGCTTTCTTGATCCCTGATCTGTTCCTCCGCGGCGGCAGGCTGGATTTTATCCGTGGGGTCCAGCACCTTTGCCAATGCCTTGCAAAACTTGGGGTATTGGCCAAATAGTTCTGGGTGGCTGGCCTTGAATTCCTTTTGCTTTTCCTGCTGCACCCGCTCCTGTTCCTTACAGAAAGCGTCCAGCTCGGCCAGATACCGCTCCTAGTAGAGATTGCTGGCTTCAAATGCTATGCCGCTCTTTTCCAGAATGGCGATGGCTCCCTTTTGGCTGCCAAACACCGGGACCCACTGAAAGCCGTGTCGGCAGGGCTTCAGTTTCAGGAATTCACCCCGACTCAGCAGGGCTTCCAGTTCCAGCTCATGCTCGTCCCACCAGTTCCGCCAACTTTCCGGTATTTCCCGGCCTTCGACCAAGTCCAGAAGCTTTGCTGTCAGGTTTTTTTGGTCCATAAGATCTTCCTCCGTTCCAGAGGGCGCGGGAATCCCATCAATCCCACCAGAGATACCAGACAGTGGACTGCCGCAGCACATCCGCCAGCGCGCCCACAGTGGCGTCCTCCGGCCCCTGGTCGATCACATCCGGGCAGAAACTGTACAGCTCCACTACTGAATCCACGGCCTTCTCCTTGGGAACGGGGACCGGGAGCAGGAACTCCAGTTCGTCGTGGCTCATGGCGACAGGCACCGCGCCGTGCTGCTCAAACCAGTATTTGGCCGCTGCCATCAGCTGGGGTGTGTCGGGACAGTCGTTCCAGTTTCCGAAGGGCAGGTAGGCAAAGATCTCCCAGGGGTTCTTGACCGGGATTTTCGCCAGAATGAGAGGGTAGGTCATATCAGTGTCGGAATCCCAGTAGCAGGAAAAACGGTTATTCTCATAGCCGCCTTCCATCTCGCCCAGGATTTCCTCATCCCAGTCCATATCGTCATCCTCGGCTTCTTCCTTGCGCTGGCCGGTCAATTCCTGCAAAACCGCCTTTCCGTCTTTGAAGGAGGTGGAGAGCATCTTCTTCCGGTACTCCGTTACAGTTTTGAGGTCAAATTCGTAAATGTCTGCATCATTCTTCGGGTCGGCGTTCATCACCAGACACTCAAGCAGCGTTTCGTCATCCGCCTTGATGAGTACCGGCACAAAGCCTTCTTTGACACTTTCCCGTTTGGCATAGCTGTATGCCGACATGATGGGATCATCGTCCTTCATGGAGGGGAAATAGGTGCATTCACAGTCCAGATACTCCATCAACGCCTCAGCCAGTTCAGAGGGCTCCAGTGTGTCCTCGTCGAAGTCCTGTCCCTGCCAGTTGGTGAAGCGTTCCTCGATCACCTTTGCCATGGCCTGGTAGTAGTCCTCGTCAAAGGGGATGAACAGGTAGGCTTCATCTTGGAACTCATTGGAGTGATACCGCTCCGGGCCGAAGAAGCGGAGGGCGTTGTCATCAACATCGGCAGGATAGTAGGGGCTGTCGCCCCCTCCATAGTAATTGCCTGCAAAAGCACGACCTCTCTGATCGAATAGCACAAAGAACAAGCAGCCGTCCAACTCATTCTGGATAAATTCCCGCAGGTCCACACTGGCAGGGTCGGCTTTGACCTGTTTGGCCACTTCGCCGTATTCTTTCAGGAATTCCTCGCCCATCAAATCATGCTCCATGCACCAACGCAAGTAGATGGCCATATGGTTGTAGGCATTGATGGGGTCAATGGGCAGACCCTTCTCCTCAATGCTCTCGATATGATAGGAGGCATCGTCCATCTCACCGTCAAAATCATCATTGGAAAGGGTGCCACGAGTGATAGCATCCTGACGGTCAGGATCCACCACAAAGCTGATGCCGTTCATTTTGTCCAGCAGGGCATCCGCGTCATGAGCCAGTATTTTTTGATATACATCCGTCACGCCTCCTTTTATTCCGGCCACTCATCTCCGTCACAACGGCTGATGAAGTCATAGTGAGGGCTCTCAAAATAGTCGTTGGGATAGGATTCACCGTCCTGATGAAGCTCCAGCCCCCTCCAAATCCATCCTCTCATTGATATATGCAAGGGTATCGTGGATACCCGCAATATCTCCAAAGGGGTAAGCCCCTTTGGAAACCCCGGACAACAAAACAGGCTGAATATCTCGCACTTTCCCGGTGCTTGATACTCAGCCTTTATTTGTTGTCAGCAGCCCCCGTTTCGTGGTCTGCGTGTAGTTCCTTGTAAACTGACTTAGCCAGTTGCCAAGATAAAAAGTGCGATCAGGTAGATAAGCGGGGTCATTATCCATGAAAGGAATAAGGCGAAAAGGAGCCAGATCCCGGCGGTAAGTAGCGTTAAGACTGCTAGGAGTGCCAGGAATTTAAGAATTGTTTTCGAGCAGGTTTTCATGGCTTTTCCGTGTCGTCGGGGAGGGCATGTTGGGGCAGATATTTGCCTGGATTAATCTGGCCTGCGTGGGGGATGGGCGGGGAGTATTTATCTGGACTGCTCGCCCGAGCCGGTGGTGTTGAACTGGTTTTGAAGGCGGGCTGGTTTTGACCGGTTTGCTTGATTGTGTCTAATGCTTGTTTTAGTCCGCCCGGGATCGGCAGACCCAGCAGTGAAGCGTTTTCGAGGATGGAGATGCCCTCGTTGGATAGGTAGAAGAAGATCGTGGCGGTGCGTAGCACTCCGGGGGTACCAAGAACATGCACATCCAATAAGTGGGCTAGTCCGATGAGGGCGAAGATTAAGATTTTGCGGGCGATACCGCGAAACCCTACCGAGCTCGATAGCTTGTGGGTGTTAATAGCGGCGAGCACGCCGGTTAGATAGTCGATAACAGTGAATGCGACTATCGCGTATAGCAGGGAATCAGTTCCACCGAGAAAGGCTCCCAGCCAAGCACCCATAGCGGTGATGACGCCTTGGATAGTGACCCAGATAGATTTAATGGACATATCGAGTGATTCCTTTCAAAAAGACAAAGAAAAACGCCCGACACAGGGTGTAGGGCGCATAAAAAATGCCCACCAAAACTGGCAGGCGTAAGTAGCTGGAGACTATAACCTTTGAGGTTATAGGTCTGGCAGATTGGGGTTGGTAAGCACTTCTAAAATCGGCAATCTTAGATCGAGGTGCGCTTCACGCGGGCAGACCACCTCACCTGATTTCTCGTCGGTAGGTTGTGCTGGTGGTGCTGGTGTGGGATCAGAGGGAATAGAAACAATCGGTTCTTCACTCATCGTCAGTCTCCTTGGCTAGTGCGTCAGCGACGGCGTCGTAAAGCACGTCGAAGGCTTCCGCTGCTTCTCCCGATAGTTCACCGTCATAGCCATCAAGCAGAGTTTTAATATCGGTTAGGTGACGGCCGTATGTGGGCCCGGAAACCTCGACGACAGACTCAAAAAGTTCACTCCTAGCCGCTAAAAACTCTTGCGCTTTTTCTGGGGTTGCGAGATTGAATGTTCCATCGGTATCGATGATGGGCTTGCCAGCATCGTCGAGGGTCGCGTATTGGCTGATTAGTTCGTATTCGTCGACTCCGAAGCGCGTAGAAGCTTCACGTACCAAATGCAGTAGTTTGGTACGCGCACGTGAGGCGGCTGGCTTCAGCGACATGCCAGCCAGCAGTTCGGTGACTGCGGCGAGCTGATCATTGGGAAGAAGAATTTTCATGTTGGTTTCCTTTTATGCGAGATTGGTGGACATTTTCTGGTAGCCGGTGTTGTCGAAATAGGTCCAGGAGATGGAGCCATCAGCGCGGGAGGTGATTTTAGAAATCCAGCCTTGGTTCAAGAGCCCAAGTATTCCGTTAACGCGGTTCATCAAATCCCCAACACGGTCGAATAATCTCGTCATGTTGTAGAACGAGCCGTTGGTAACGACCATGACGTCGTAGGTATGAAACACAACCTTCGACAAAGCGGTTGGCCCCACCCAGCCCGGATGCGTACCACGCCCCTGCAAAGACACGTCCTGCAAGGTGACATAGCGGTTTCCATTGGTGTAGAACTTGTAACCGTTTGTGCGCAGATCAGAACCTAAATGGATGCCGGCTGAACCGTAGAACTTGCCTTTAGGATCCAGTGTCAAGCACGTGTAGAAGGTACCGTTCGCTTGTGTTTGGTATGTCCATGCCACGTAGTCGCCTTGGTTGGCTAGTGACATAGAGATGCCTTGAATGTTTTCGTTGTTCTTTTTGCCACCACGCGACAGCTCACCGACGTAACGCTCGCCATACCAAAACTGCATACCCCGAGAACTAATTGTTCCCTCCAACCGGGAACCGTTATACCAAGAGATTTGAGTGGGGCTGATGCGAATATTCTGATTCCACCCCGCCAATCCAACCTGGATCGCGTTAGCCGCGAGTTTATCGGCGCTAATAGAGCCTGCCTGAATCCTGGCAGCGTTCAAATACCCAGTGGTGATCTTGCTGGCATCTATGTAAGCAATCTTCGCCGAGGTTATAGCCGCATCACGGATCATCACTGTTTGGATAAACCCATTGCTGATGGTCAACTTGTCGGAGGTGATGGAGCCTGCGGCGATCCTGGCTGCTGCTAGGGTGCCGGTGGTTATTTTATCTGCTGACAGCTGAGAGATTTTAGCGTTTGTGATCGCCGCATCGGCAATCATCGCCGTGCCGATAATTCCGTTGTCGATAGTGGTCTGCCCAGTGATATGCACCCGTTTGCCGTCGATGAGGATGGTTTCAGGTGAAATGTTGATTTGGTTGATGACATCGCCTTTAGTCACACGCAGGTTGATGTTGTTGCTCATCATGGCGATGGAGCCCCACACGTTTTGCAGGTTATCGCTCAGCGTAATCTTCAAACCCTCAACGCCCTCACTAGCCTGGCTAGCAGTCTTGACCGCCTGGTCGGCTTGTTTGCGCGCCGCCGCAACATCACTGGCTGCTTTCGCTACGCTGGCTTGGGCTTGCCCAGCCAAATCGCCAGCTTGTTTAGCGGCTTGTTTAGCTTGGGCAACCTCGGTTTTTGCTTGCTCTAACTCAGCACTCACCAGCGCGTGGTTAAGGTCAGTGGCAAGACTGACCCACCCGGGCTGACCAGTATCAGTAACGCGGTAGATCCAGATTCCTACTTGCTCACCATTGTCTTTAAACCACACATCCCCAAGCCGTGCAGATTCCGGTTGGGTGGTGCCATAGTGGTTGGTGTTTTTCCCATCCGCGCTAGCTAGCGCAATACTTGCTGCCTGCTGGGCTTGGCTAGCTTCGCTGCGGGCAGCGGTGATGGTGTGGGTGATGTCGGTGAATTTTCCTGCAGTACTGCCAAGTTCGATGTTGATGTATTCACCTGCGAGTGGGTCGAAGTCATAAGCAACAACCCTGGCGGTGAGTGCCACGTTGAGGTCATCGTGGCGGACGGTTACTGTGTCGCCTAGGGTCACGGTTTCTAGGTCGTAAAAACCCTCATATTCTTTCGTCGAAGCCAGATCCACAAACGAGATCTTGTAAGCGCAATGCGGTTGATCGACATGACAACTAGAGAACTCTGCTTTAGCTAGTTCACGCAATCTCGCGTGAGCCTGCGCAAGTGGCAGCTCATCCTCACGCGGTTTATCCGCATCTTTAATGGCTTTTACCTGCCCATAGCGGATGACCTTGATACGCGGAGCCACATAATCATTGATTCGGGGGCTGTCGACATACAGTTCCGGCAGTAACAACCCGTCGTAACCGACCGGCAGAATCCGGGTAACTACGGTTGTGTAGTCCAGTGCAGATTCGTAGCCGGTGAGGTTTTTACGATCTCTGATCACCACGCCAGCGTCTCGGCCTCTGCGGGGTGCATGGTGGATGTGCCAGTTATCGAAGGCCAGTTCGCCGCCCCATCGCGAGACAAAGCTATTGTCTGTCTTGGAGTCTAGGATTGCAGCGGCTAGAGACTGACGCACGATACGAGCCGAAGCACGAGTGCTGGTGTCGGAGCTAGATGCTGTAAACCCGTGCTTGCTATTAGCAGCATCAAGAAGCTGCTTTAGCGCATCAGCAGCCGTCTTGTTGACGACATAGGTGTCGGCGATCAGGTTTGCTGCCAGGTCATAAAACACGTGATGCGCGGTGATTTCTAGTAGCCCGTCCAGGGTGGTGGTTATCTCGGTGATGCGGAAACCCTGACGAGACTGTATGCCAGGCGCCGGTGTTGCGACGATATTCTCCAACACCAGATGTTGGGCGGCCGGGCCGTCTGCCGGATAGTTAAACCTCAGCGTGAAGCCCCCGTTTAGTTCCTCTGTCACAACCGGATCAATAATCTCGCGGTCGAGAACAGCCAAACCAGTGGCGGTAAAAGTCTGGGCGGCGCGGTTGTGGACGCTAATCATCAATAGGCCTTTCTGCTATAGAGTGCGCCAGTTGGGCTGCACCACAATCTTCGAGACACCCGCACCGAACTCGATTTGGTTAGCACCAGGTTGCAATTGTGGGAAGACCCCGGTTAGGGCGTCGCTTTGGGCTTTACCAGCCACGTGCCCCACCAACCGGGCACTATCGAGTGTCACCTGTCCAGCTGGGGATGCCACCACATGCTTGGTGCTGTTGATCGTCAACTCCAACTGCCCGGTACCAAACACAGTGATGACCGGATCAGCAGGCAACAACCCAGGATTCGTGATGGTTCCCGAAGCATCGAGCGTGGCCGATTTCAGGCCGGCATCCAAATAGGTAAACGGGGCACATGTCAGATCTGCCTGGAACATGCCCCAAGAACCCATCTCACGAACCAGTGGCGACACCTCGACGTGCTTCAAATACCTGAACAAGCCAGGCTCGCCACTAAACGAAATCGCCGAAGCATCCATCAATACAAAACATGCTTGCCGATAAGCCTCCACGCCACCCTTGACCGCTAGTGGCAGGCTGATTTCAGTGTCCTTCCAGCCAGCAAACCGAGTTAAAGAACCGGCGCGACCTGACACCTCAATGTCGTCTACCCGCCGTGTGGCGGCTGGGATCTCTACGGGTGCGGTGAACCGCAAACCCAACTGTTTCGAGGAGATCTTATGGTCGAGAGTAAACCCATACATCGCCTCACGCTCCCGCCATGATTAGGTTGTTGCGTCTTGATAGCCGCGAGAGCTGAGCATCGATGCGCGGAGCCAGCTTGCCGACGAGTGTCCCATCATTGAGCACCACCTGAACATCCAAGGCACCGAGAATCCGCCTCGCAGTGATATCGACAACGCCCTCCACATCCACAGGCGAAGCCTTATTTGGTGATGGGTTGACATCGGGGTGTCGAATGGCTGCTGGTGCCAGATCTACATTCGGTAGGTGCAAGTCCGTGTCGTTGATGTTGATTGGCACATCAATGCCCGCCGCGAGTTCGTCCATGGCACCCATGGTGTCTTTAGCCATGTCTTTTGCTGCATCGGCTGCTTTATGACCCTCACTGGTGATTGCTCCGGCCAGGCCTGCTACGAGCATGTCACCGACCCACGCCATTTGTTTGGAGGGACTGTGGATACCAAAGAACCCGAGGATCCCATCCCAAATACTCGATACCCAGCTAGAAACCCTGTCCCACAACCAGCCCGCCAACGACTGGATGCCCTGCCACAAACCAGACACCAAGGAGGCACCAGCTGAAACCATCTGGCCCACACCACCCAGAACAGCAGAAACAATCCCGCCAATGATCTGCGGGATAGCGGAAACAATCGTGCCAATAATCTGCGGTAGCGCACCAATCAGTGCTGTTAATAGCTGGATACCGGCCTGCACTAACTGCGGTATAGCTCCACCGATAGCCGATACCACAGCAGAAATAATCTGCGGCAACGCGGCCACAATCGTGGTGATGATCTGAGGTAAGGCACCGATCAGCGCGACAAACAGTTGAATACCAGCCTGAATCAGTTGCGGGATAGCACCGAGCACGCCGTTGATGATGGCTGTGATGATTTGCGGCAGGGCTGCCACTATTGCAGTGATGATTTCTGGCAGCGCGCTTACGAGGCTGGTGAGTAATTGGATGCCGGTTTGGATGATCTGTGGGATAGCACCCACAAGGAAATCCACCAGCCCCTGAATAATCTGCGGCAAAGCATCAATCAACACCGGTATCGCTGCGATCAGGCCCTCAGCCAGGCCCGTGATCAACTGCAGCGCGGCGTCCAGGATCAAGGGTAGGTTGTCGACGAGGCCTTGGATCATGGTGGTCAACATCTCGACCGCCGCCGGAATCAACTGCGGCAGCGCCTCACCAATACCGGCTACCAGCGTAGTAATGATCTGCACCGCAGCCTCAAGCAGCGAAGGTAGGGCTTCAATGATCGCCTCTACAAGTGCCACGATTAGGGTTACGGCGGTTTCTGCCAGGGACGGCAGCACCGCAATAATCCCATCAAGCAGGCTGGTCAGTATTGTCATGCCGGTCTCAACTACTTGTGGGAGTTGTTCGGCGATAAATGCCAGTGCTTCTTTCAGGATCCCGCCGAAGGTGTCGATCAGGGCTGGTGCCCCGCCGGTCTCGAAGGCTTCTGTGAGTTCGTCGACCCAGCCGTTAACCATCGGCATCACCGTGCTAGCAAGAGCCGTCGTGAGCCCACCAGCCAACAGGCCCTTCAAATTAGCCACACCATCTTGCAAGGTGGCGAGCTGACCGGAGAAAGTTTTGGATTGGGCATCCATCGCCCCATAAAACCGCCCACCCTCAGATGTAGCGGAAGCGAACGCATCAGCCACCATATCGGCAGATATAGCGCCTTTACCCATCTCCTCCTTGAGCTCGCCGATACTCTTACCTGTCTTACGGGAGATCTCTTCGAGCGGGTTGAAACCGGCGTTAATCATCTGGTTCAAATCTTGACCGGTCAGCTTGCCCGTGCTGCTCATTTGGGCGAACGCGAGCGTCAAAGACTCGAACTTTTGGGCATCACCCTGGCTGATATCGCCGAGCTGCTTGAGCCTGATTTGGGACTCCTCGGCACTCATCCCGAAACCCATCAGAGTCTGGGTGCCCTTAGCCAGATCCTCCATACCAAACGGTGTGCGAGCGGCCTCCAGCTTGAGGTCGTTGACGAGTTTCTGGGCCTTCGCCTGATCACCCAGCATGGTGGTAAACGATGTGGTGTATTGCTCCATCCGGGCGTTGTACTCAACCCCGTCTTTCATTGCCGCCCCGAAGCCTTTAGCGATACCTGCGATGGCGTGCCCGATAGCCTTAACCCCACCAACGATTGCCTCGGCTGCAATGTTGGCTTTCAACACGTCACCGAAGATGCGGGTCTTGCCCGACGTGTCATCCATCTCGGAACCCAGATCATCAACAGCACTCTCAAGATGGCTAGTGTCCTTGGCGGCATCTTTCGCGTCATCACCTGCGCCGTCAGCCTCATCGCCAAACTTGGAAAGAGCAGAATTATTCTCTTTAAGCTCACCCTCAAGACCATTCAAAGTCGCCTGAGCGTTATTGAGCTGAATCTGCCAATTCTTCGTACGAGAATCATTTTCCCCAAAACTGGTAGCAGAGTTATCAAGAGCGCTCTTAAGGGTCTGGATCTTGGCTTTTTGCGCCTCAATCTCTTTACCCAAAACCTGGTTACGAGAAGTCAACGCTGAAGCAGACTTATCGTTCTTATCGAACTGAGAAGCCACCAGCTTCATCTCAGACCCGAGTACTCGCATTTCGCGGTTGATGTCGGTGATCGCGCGTTTAAACTCCCGCTCACCCTCCAAACCAATCTTGAGACCAAAAGACGAGTCGGCCATGAGAGGTGTTTCCCTTCTTGACTCATGTAGCTTTTAGGCTACACTTAGGTGTGTGGAGATTATTTCTAGTAGCTTGTTTGACGCTTGGTTAGGTGAGCTGAAAGACAAACATGCTCAGCGGCGCATTTTGCATGCAATAGCCCGATGCGAAGCACACGGAACAATGGTTGGAGACATCAAACCCGTTGGCGAGAAAGTTAACGAGATGAGATTTCATTTCGGGCCCGGCTACCGGGTGTACTACACCCAACTAGGTGCAGTAACGGTTTTCCTGCTGGCCGGAGGAGATAAATCCAGCCAGGCTAAAGACATTCGAACCGCTCAAAAGCTCGCACAACAGGTAAGGAAGGAACAGTCATGAAGGAAGTAACATTTTCAGCGTTCGACGCAAGCAAATATCTCGATAGCCAAGAAGCAATGAACGATTACCTAGCTATCGCACTCGAAGACGGCGATACGAAAACCGTACAGGTGGTTTTGCGTGACATTGCAAGGGCACACGGCATGAGCCAGCTAGCTAAAGAAACTCAACTCAACCGTGAATCCCTCTACAAGTCACTATCAAAAGACGGCAACCCGTCCTTTGCGGCTATCACGAAAATCATGAAAGCCCTAGGACTCAAAATAACTCTCGCTACACAAAATGCCTAGATACCTGCTGGAATCACATCATCAATAAACCAAACACGCCTCTGCTCAGCCCGTCCGGTCTCTATGCGCCAGCAGTCCACCAGGTCGAGTAGCTCACCAAATACAGTCAGCTCTATTTCGGTGCGGGTGAGGTTGAGGTGGGCTATGCCGATATAGGTCAGGCGGGTGAAGGCCGCCTCATCGCTGTCTAGGACTCTGCCTTGGTTTAGTCTTTTGGGGCTGGTGTCTCGGTGGTGATAGCCCGACGAGTGCCCTTCTGCAGAGCCTGGCTGATGGCGGTTCGGTAGTCGGCCAGGTCAGCTGGAACAGTCAGCAACTCCACCGCATCCTCAGTAAGCTCAGGTCTCTGATCATCGGGATGCGTGAGGTTGTGAATCTGTACTGACTGGTTTGCTAGTAGTGTGATTAGCCAGATCACCTCACCCAACGACTTGTCCACATCTTCCGATGTTTCGAGAGCTTCGCCTAGATGTTCGAGTCCGCCGTAGCGCTGCGCAATCAACCGAGTCGCACGCGTTGTCAAAACCAGCTCGTAATCCTCGCCACCTATAGTGATGGTGGCGCTGCGGGACGAATCAACGGTATTGATGGCTGCGGTTTTCTTTCCCACGATTACTGTCTCCCTTTTCTTTTAGTGGCTGTTGGTTCGGCTAGGCGTGGAGGCTGCGGCGGGTTCGTAGACCTGCTTGTACCAGCCAGTGATCGTCTCTGCCTTGACTCCGGCAGCGCCTTCGGTGACCTCGGCCTTCCACGGATGACGACCTTGCGTGTCGGGCTTGTTACGGCGCAGGATCGTGCCCTCAATCGACGGAGTGCTGAAGGTAATGCTGTCGGCCTTGGTAGCTAGGGTCGTGGTTGGGAGGGCGAATTTGACGCGGTAGAGCCAGAAGTACTGGTATTTTCCGTTACTACGTGCCGCTCGAAAACCGATGGCTACTGGTGTACCGCCATCCTCGCTAGCGCTAATGAGCACGCCGTTGGCATCCAAGGTGGCTCCGGTGAGTGCTGCGGCGGCTTCTGCACCAAGATCATCGACACCTAGGGTGAGCGTCCCGGACTTGAATTCTTTAACGATCTCGGATGCCCCGTCGTCGGCGTAAAGGATTGCCTCGGCAACCTCCACGGAGAGTTCAGCGCTGATGGCTTTGGCGAGGGATTTCGGGGTGGCATAGGTTTCCTCACCAGTGGTGGGGTCTTCGGTGATAGTGGCGTAGTAGAGCTTGTCTAAACCAATAGTTGCCATGATGTTTCTCCTTTTGGGTAGTAATTTTCGTTAGATGTCATCGACAGATAGAATTGGGGAATGAGAGAGAAAAAGCGATGCTTGACCTATGCGGTGTTCGGGATTTATCTGCTCTTGTTGTTGTGGATGGTGCTGTTCAAATTCGCCACCAGCGTTGACGACATACTGGACATGCGGCATGCGCGCTACTTAAATCTGATCCCATTTACAGATTCTGCGAATCTTTACGGGTCGAACTTCTTTGATGAGATCGTGGTCAACTTCCTTGTTTTCATCCCGTTTGGCTTGTACATGAGGATGTTGTTGAAACGGCGCTCATGGTTAATTCAATTGCTCCCACCGTTTTTAGCAAGCGTGGCATTCGAGGTCGTTCAGTACGTTTTCGCTATTGGGGTCAGCGATATCACCGATGTCATAATGAACACTGCTGGAGCCGCTACTGGCTTAGTAGTTTTTGCTCTGCTAGCCAGATTCTGGCCTGAAAAGAGCGAAAAAGTCATTAACGTCATCGGGTTAGTCCTGGAGATCTTGTTCATCGGATTTTTGACTTTCCTCATCATTGCAAACTCTTAAGGACAGGCTCTAAAACTCGAAACATCGATGGAATAGTGGTGAAAACCGGTATCCGCCTCGTATCCGATATAGCGGCGGGCGGTCACCGTCAGCCCTGCATCAATTAGGGCTCGGGTGAGCTGGTTACGCAGCCCCAGGTAGTTGGTCTTCGTGAACAGTGCGATGCGGACTTCTTCGACCTCAATACCGGGGGTGTTGTCGGCGAAGATCTCGAAAGAATCTGTTAACGGGGTGAAGACTAGATACGTGTCTGGGGCTGGGGAATCGGTGTAGCAGCTGACTGCATAGGCGAGCCCAAGTTGTTTAGCGATGTGGCTTAGGTTTTCTAAAAGCCCGCTCATGGTTTCACCTGTTCGATTCGCGCGGCTAGGGTTTGTTTCATTGCGGTGATTGCGGCTCGCCTGGTTTGTGAACGCGTGGGGGCTAGGAAGGGTCTAGCGGGCTGGTTGGAGCGCCCGTGTTCAAGAACGTTAGCGATTAGTGCGTTAGCTCTACCATCGTCTCGGTTCTCGGCGAAACCAACTTTAACGTTATAGTCTCCGCGGCTATTGACTTTTACTGGCGCGGTTCCTAACGCTTTGGCGAGCTGACCGGTAGAACGGGAGGGCTGTTTCGTTGAGCTGCCGATGGCGGCAGAAAGGTTAGAGCGCATACGCGGCTCCACTATGTTAGCCCCGGCTTTAAGTACTTGTTCAGCGGAGTTATCAATGAGGCTGCTGGCTGAGTCGAGTGCGTCAATGAAATCGTTGGGAAGCTTTATTTGTACGCGAGCCATCAGAGTGCTCCTTCTGGTTCGGTGCGGTGAGCCAAGATCTCGACATAGCGGCCGAGGTATTCGACCGCATCAATAACGTACCTGCCATGTGCGGAGCTGATTTGCATTGCCTCGGTTATTTTTATGCGCGGTATTGCTCGGATCCTAAATAACAGGTCTGCTTTGGTGTAGGCGGCGCGGTTTACCCAAGCCGGTGAAGCGTGCCGCACTTCCATATATGCGCGCACCGAAGCTATAACCTCGTCACTAGTAGTGGCGAACCCGGCAGCGTCTTTGGTAACCACTGGCTGTATCAGGTCGATGTGCTCGCTCATTTTGCCTAGCGTTGCCACAAGGCGCGTCCTTCTTTAGATTTTCCAGTCCCGATCCAGACGAAGCAGGGTGTTGACTGCGTTCCACACGGCGCGGGCAGCATCGGTTTTGTCTGCCCAAAACCCGGCGGTTGCTCCATCTCTGGATTCGTAGAAATGGGTGGCGAGCATGATAATGCCTTGCCGGGTTGCCTGCGACATGGGCTCCGTTTGGTAGTAGCCCTCGGGTAGATGTTGGTAAGCGGTTGCATAGGAGATGGCAGCCAACACAAACGAGGCAATCAAAGAATCATCCTCGCTATGGTTGACCAGTAGATTTTGCTTGACTAAGGCCATGAGTTCGTCTGTTTTCATGGCTGCCACCTCCTAACTATTTTTATGGTTTACCCGGCGGTCTTTTGGGTAAGTACCTTGATCGCTTCGGGTAAGACGAGCTTGCCGTCTAGGCGTTGGGAGGCGAGGAACCCGATCTGCCCTGTGGTGGCGAATAGTTCGTTTAGGCGTTTGAAGGAGCGGCCTTGCCGGTCAGCAATCCAATAAAAACCGAGGTCACCGAACGCTACTGTGCGGGCCCCCGCTTTCAGTTCAGGCACAAAAACGGAAGTGTGAACGGGTCGGCCAAGGATCATGTCTGGTGTGCCAGCGGTCAGGGCTGGCTGCCACAGGTACTGCCCGTTACCGTCTTTGAGTTTGCGTACGGTCTTTACTGTTGCATCGTTCATCATCCACACCGCACGCGCCCGGTACGGGGCACGCAAACTATAGTGCAGATCGATGAGTTCGTCAGCGTTAATGTCGGTAGGCTTGCTGGTGGTCACGCCTAAGTCTGCTCCGCCGGTTGGGTTGAAGATGCCGGTGGGTTTACCTTTACCATCGCCAATTAGGAAGGCTTCTTCTTCAGCAGCTCCAATACGGCGAGCAAACTCGCTCGCTAGGTATTGTTCAACGTTAAACGCTGCATCGTTGAGCAGTTCTTCGCTGATTTTCAGGAAGGTTCCCAGCTTGTATGCCGACAGGGAGATTTGGGTGAAGGCTTCATCGGATTCGCTATATGGCTTGCCTTCATCCAGCCAGGTAGCGGTGCCATGGGTAGACACGACAGGGATTTTACGATCTCCGCTAGTGGTCTGAATAACCTTGGCGAGGCTTCGCATGATGTTTTGGTCGGCTAAAGACTGCACTAGGGTGCGTTCGAACTCGTCAGGCACTAGGTATCCGCCCTCAGAATCCACCCCCTCGCTTAGCGCATTCCTTACTTCCATGGGGGAGGTGTTAAGCCGCATCGCATCCCAAAACGCCCGCTTGTAGGAAGCTCTAGCACGGGCAGGCTTCGCCTTGCCCACATTCTCGTCTGATCCAGCACCTGGTGTTGCTGTGATGGGTGCCCGAGTCGCCTTAGCCAGGGAGTTTTCGAGGCGTTCGGCTCGCTCAGACCGGGCAATCTCGTGAGAAAGCGCCTCGATCTCAGCCTCCATCTTCGCGTAAGCCGCGTCATCCTCAGCATTCAGACAGCCGGTCTCAGAGTTGCGGTGTCCATCAAGAAAAGCCTTCGCCTTATTCCAGGTTTCGGCACGGCGGGCATAAAGATCAGTAACAGTAGTCATGGTAAAAAGTTCCTCTCTTAAGGGTTTAGTGGGGTTGATCAGTTAGTTGGGCGTATAAATCAACAACCCGCCGACCACAAGGGGCAGCGGGCTGCAAAGAACAACGGGTATCAGGAGATGGCATTGAGCCAGGCGGAGCACTATCTTTTCGCTGGCCAGCTAACTGCGCGACGAGGCGCTGTTCCGCGGCCTTTCTGGAAAACACCACACCACCCTTGTTTTTGGGCGGCAACGGCGGCTTCTTACGGGCAGGGCTTTGCTCGTCATCCCCGCCGGAATCGTCCTCATCCGGCTCGTCTTCACCCGGCTCTTCAGATTCTTCGTCCTCTTTGTCTGGGGTTGGTGCTCGTTTACCAGTCAGCAGCTCGTCGGCGAACCCAAGTTCGATGGCTGCAGTTGCGTCCATCCAGGTTTCGGCATCCATCAACTTCGACAACTTCGCCCTGCTCAACCCAGTCTTGAGCTGGTAAGCATTGATAATCGAGTCCTTGACACTCTCAAGCATGTCGAGGGCACGCGAGAGTTCGGTTTTATCGCCCATGGCCAGCGTGGCTGGGTTGTGGATCATCAGCATCGATACCGGCGACATCGCCACATTACTTGCTGCCATGGCGATCACGCTCGCTGCGGATGCTGCGATGCCGTCAATATTGACTCGCACTTGGCCTGGGTAGTCCAGAAGCATGTTGTAAATCCTGGCTGCCGCCACGACATCGCCACCGGGACTGTTGAGCCAAACAGTGACCGGTCCTGATCCGGCATTTAGTTCAGATGCGAAGATGGCGGGTGTTACGTCATCGTCGAGCCAGGATTCTTCGGCGATAGCCCCGTTGATACGCAAAACCCGAACATCCTCTTGGGTGTCCGGGTTGGTTGTTTCTGGTGGTATCCAGTTCCAAAAACGCTTCACATTCTCCTCCTCAATAGTTGGTTCTCTCTAGGTTCTTCTTCACCAGACTCGCCTTTATCGGCTTGTTGGGAGTCGGCATAAGCCCCAGCCATCGGAAGCGGGAGCATGTTCCCATTAACCAGGTAGAGATCCCCGCCATCTGCCGCCTCTATCCGGTCAAGGTTTTCTAGCTCGCGGATGTCGTTGGCGCTCATCCACCCGTTTTGGCGAGCTACCGCGTATCCCTCCATGCGTGACTGGTAGTCCCCGCGCAGCAGCCCTTCAACGTTGAACTTCACAAACAACTGCTGCTTTTCACGCGGGTTCAAGAGAGTTTTCGTGATGGCTTGTTCCCAGCGGATTACCCACGGGTCAAGGGTGTATTTCACGAACTCTAAAGACTGTTGTTCAATATTGGAAAACGAGGATTTTTCGAGGTCACCGATCATGTGGGGCGGAATACGGAAAATCCGGGCGATTTCGTTGAGCTGAAACTTCCGTGTTTCAAGAAACTGTGCCTGCTCTGGGCTTACCGAGATTGGCGTGTACTTCATCCCTTCTTCCAAAACAGCGACTTTATTGCCGTTCTTCGCACCACCGAAGGTTGCCTGCCAGGACTCACGGACCCGTGAGGGGTCTTTGATCGTGCCAGGATGCTCCAACACCCCACCAGGTGCGGCACCATTAGCGAAAAAGCTCGCGCCGTAATCCTCGGTGGCTTGTGCCAGGCCGATAGCATTGCGGGCCATCGCAATCGGTGAGTAACCCACTAAACCGTCGAAGCCGAGACCTGGGATGTGTAGGACGTCTGCTGGGGTTAGCCGGATGGTTTTGTATTCGCCTGCTGGTTCATCCCAGGAGGTCTGGTATTCGTAATACAAGGCCTTGGTGTCCAAGTCTCTGCCTACGCTCATGCGGTTTGGCTGCAACGGATAGAGCCCTATGATTTCACCTAGGCCGTTGCGTACGACCTGGGCGAACGCGTTACCCCACAAAAGCAGATGCGTCATCAAAGTTTCGCGGAACACGAAGCTCGTCATTTCGGGGTTAGGTTCATCATGCAACAGCCGGTAGAGGCTGTGGTCGACCGCTTTTTCTTTACCACCGCCGCCCTTATAGCGATAAAGGTGCAGTGGAAGTCCGGCTATGGCTTCGGCCAGGATCCGCACGCACGAATACACGGCGGTCATTTGCATCGCGCTACGTTCGGTCACTGGACGACCAGAGGACGTGGGTCCAAACAGGAAGCTGTAGCTTGTAGACAGCTGATGGTTCTGTACGGGTTTCGGTTTGCCGCGTAGCCAGTTGCTAAGACCCATGGTTTTTCCCTTCCGCTAATGAAAAAATGAGTGCATGCGAAGGTGGAAAAGACGCGGCACGTGGTTGCGCATTGGCGGGCTTTTCGCGTGCTATCTTTTACTGCCTGCTCTCATGACAGCCGCCATCGGATTAGGCAATGCCTCCGATTTAGGGATGGTGGCGTTTATCTTGATGCTGTTCATAGCGTTTCCACTCGTCACTATTGCGCTAGCCGCCTGGGACGCAGTCACGGAGGGCTTCACTGTTTTATGGATAGTGATGCCGATAGTGTTTTTCGTGGTGCCCACGGTTATCTTTTTCAACGAATCCGCGCTTATCTACGGAGCCATCTATTCAGTGCTAGCAATAGTGGCCAATGGTGTCGGTAGCCTGTTTCGCCCAAAATCTCATAGCACCAATAGTCCCCGCGAATCATAAACTGAGCTCGCCTCTGGGGTGTTGCCGCATCTTATTGCTCGATCCAGGGCCATGATGGTGGCTACTACGCCGTCGATCTTCTCCGTAGACTTTTGCTTATCTGGCTTAATGTTTCCGGCCGGGTCGGTGCGCACGTGAATGTTATCGACCATCCAGGCCAGCACCGGGTGCCCGCCATGGGCGAGCTTGCCTTCTAGGGCGAGTTTCATGAGTTCTTTGGATGGTGGGGACATGTCTTTGAAGCCTTGCCCGAAAGGCACTACCGTGAAACCAGCATCCTCAAGGTTTTGGCTCATTTGGATCGCGCCCCACCGGTCGAAAGCGATTTCTCGGATATTAAACCGGGTGCCCAGATCCTCAATGAACTTCTTGATATACCCGTAGTGCACCACGTTGCCCTCAGTCGTGAGTAGGTGGCCTTGCTGATGCCATAGGTCGTAGGGGACGTGATCCCTAGAAACTCTGAGTTTGAGGTTGTCTTCGGGTATCCAAAACCAGGGCGCGACCGTGTATTTGTCATCGTCATCCGTGGGTGGGAATACGAGAACGAAAGCTGTGATATCGGTGGTGGATGCCAGGTCGAGCCCGCCGTAACAAACACGGCCTTCTAACTCATCCAAGTGGACTGGGCCATCGTTTTTGTTCCAGGTATTCATAGGCATCCACCGCACAGACTGTTTGACCCACTGGTTCAAACGCAACTGTCTGAAGGTGTTTTCTTCAGCCGGATTCTGCCTGGCACTATTACAAGCGTCCCTAACTTTCTGGATTGGCACCGTCACGTCCAAGGATGGGTTGGCTTTATGCCACACGGCTTCATCGGTCCAATCATCATCTTGTGCTGCCCCATATATGACTGGATAAAAGGTGGGGTCAATTTTTTTGCCCGCAAGGATGTCTTGGGCTTTTTGGTGTTGCTCGTAGCAGATGCTGTGGGTGTCGGTGCCGGCGGTTGTGATCAAGAAGTACAGCGGCTGGGTGCGAGCATCCCCACTGCCTTTGGTCATCACGTCGAAGAGCGCCCGGTTGGGTTGGGTGTGTAGCTCATCGAATACCACTCCGGAAATATTGAATCCGTGTTTGGAATACGCCTCGGCGGATAGTACCTGGTAGAAGGAATTGGTGGGGGAGTAGATGATACGTTTTTGGCTTCTAAGGATCTTTACCCGCTTGGCTAGTGGGGGACACATTCTCACCATGTCGGCTGCCACTTCGAACACGATGGATGCTTGTTGCCGATCGGCAGCACACCCATAAACTTCAGCGCGTTCCTCGCCATCGCCGCAACACAGCAAGAGTGCGACGGCGGCGGCTAGTTCAGATTTGCCTTGCTTTTTAGGGATCTCCACATACGCGGTAGTGAATTGGCGAAACCCGTCAGGTTTGACCACACCGAAAAGGTCGCGAATGATTTGTTCTTGCCAATCAATCAACTTAAAAGGTTTTCCTGCCCACCGGCCTTTCGTATGCTTTAAAGCTTCGATAAACGCGACCGCAAAGTCGGCTCGGCGCTTGTCATAGCGCGAGCTTTCAGCCATGAACCGTGTCGGGTGATATTCAGCTAGCTCACGCATACGAATCAGTTACCTTCTATTGGTTAAAAAGTCAGTTACTACCGGCGATAGCAGGTACCCTCAAGCCTTGTGGGGCTAGGCTTCGGGCAGATTAGCTAACGCCCAGGCGATCGCATGTCCGGGGTCAGCGAAAAGATGGTCTGACTCAGCGACGAGTTCGAGTTCGCATTCTCCGCGGCCCCTCGAGTTAGGCCCGAACCCGCTGACGGGTTCTTCCATCAACCGGTAGATTTGGGCGTTATTGCCAAAGCCTTCAGTCTTGGTCCAGGTAGCAAAACTTGCTAGCGTGTAGCCTCCGTAGGCAAGAACCGTCCCGTAGGAATCAACGCTCATCTGGAGGGTTTCGCTGGTGACCTTTGTGCTGTTCATGGCTGTTTCCTTTCTGTTGTGTACCGTTTCGGTATGTATATACAGCCATAGACCCACGCACTTATCCAGTCATTTTCCGCCTATTTTCAAGAAAACTTAGAGATGTACATCTCTAGGTCATAACGCTTCACGATAAAGGAAAACCCCACGCCAGGTGGGGTTGCCTTTGTGTTTAGTTTTAACGGGTCAGATGGTAGTTGACAACGTTTCCTGGTGTAGCATGCTCAAGTTCACGCACCATCGCTGCTGCCCGCCCGTATCCCTCGGTGACCTGTTCGATGTTGTCTAGGTTCAACGCTCCGTAGGCGGTGGTTTGCACCCGCCATTGATCGGTTTCAAAATCCCGGTCAAGCTCCGGGGTGTAGGGGAACAGAGGGGAAGGAACAATAGAAATCGCGACCCGGCCAGGTTCAATCTCAATGCTGGTGACGGTGTATCCCAACCGGTTAGCACGCCCGATAAGGCGTTCGGTGTTTTCTTCCTCGACGCTGCATTCAGCTTCTTTGGTGTTCATGGCTGTTTCCTTATGTGTTGTGTACCGTTTCGGTATGTATATACAGCCATAGACTTCGCTACTTATCCAGTCATTTTGCCGCCTATTTTGCCTAATAAATAGTGGTTTACATCTCTTGGTTAGTGTTTATTAGTGGCGGGGTTTTCCATGCAGAATTGCCGCTTAATGATGCAAGTAAAATCTTGCGTACTTCCTTATGTTCTTTACCGCTAAGTCCGATGCGGTAAAGCAGAGAACGCAGTTCATACTTCTCATTACTTACCTGTCTTGTACTGCGATTTACGGTGCGGTGGATCCGTTTGGCGTACGCGATCAGCTTCGTTAAGAACTCGGTGTAGGCTGTGATCTTCTCGAACTCGGGCAGCTCATCCCACCAAGGAAAACTCAGCCCCTCACTACTGGTGGTGATGCTAAGCTGGCTCGCGCCGAGCGCTTTAGCTATCAAGTCTTTCTTGGCTGCGATAAGTTCATGCAGCCTTGCCAGCTCAGTCTCATCAAGCGTGGCGGGCAGGGTGACTACGAGCCCGTAGTTTTCAGCCTTTTTGGTGTTCACCATTGCTCATCCTCCTCACCATCAAACTCGATGCTTTGAACGTCCAGCCATGTGCGGATGAGGCGCATGAAGTCGTGTGGGAAGTTGGAGACAATCATTTCTACGTGCTCGTAGCCGTGGTCTTCGGCTGCATCCCACACCGCACCAATATCGGTGAGGTCGACTCCGAGGTTTTCGATTTCTTCTAGATCGGCGTATAGCTGTCCTATCATCACCAAACCCTCTCTTTCTTGCTGGTTGTTTGGTCATGTACATACAGCCATAGGTTCGCGGGCTTATCCAGTCATTTTCGCCTTAAAATCCAGGAGTTTTAGTGGTCTCGGCGACTATCTGGGAAAGCACGAGTTTGGCGCACGGCAAAGCTATCCCGTTTCCCCACAGCTTGTATAACGCCCGGTCGGTCACTGGATTAGCCAGCCATTTGCGTACTTGGTTGCGGGTTTTAGGTTTTTTCAATCCTTGCACCTTGCCCCAGCTGGCCCAGACCTGCCACCAATAATCCAGCACGTCTTCGCTCGGGTTCTCGATGGCGAGTCCGTCTGTCCAAGTATCAGGGAATCCTTGTAGGCGGGCGCACTCGGTTGGGGTTAAGCGTCTCACGCGGTATTCGGGCATGCCAGGGTCAGTGACCAGGGGCGGCTCAGTTGAGTCCGAAGCCAACAGAGCGCCAGCAATATTGACGTTGCCTCGGCAGAAGAAGTCCGCTTTCGAGGCACTCACAACGTCGGGTTCGACGATGGCGATGCCGCCTTGGTTACAGGTCGGAGCTATCCCTGACGTATCGAGCGTCTTTGATACCTCGGTGGGATAACCGTACCTGCCTACTGCTGCGCCGCGTCCCTCATGTAACGCATTGAAACCGTAGGCGGTAGCGATGATGGGAGTATTGCCTCCGTCAGTGCCGTAACGGGCGGTCACGGTTGGTGCTATCTGGCATGGTCCGCCCACTCTGGCATCATGAGGATGATGGTCAAATAGTAGCGGCTCAATAATACTCTGGTCGTTACTGCATCCGAGCGTGCCTGACAGGTTTGTTTGCACGAGCGGGCCTTTTCCACCGCCTGGTTTACCTGCCCGCATCCGCAAGGCGAACACATCTAAAGATTTGCTTGCCTCGTGAGTGCCTGCTCGAGGATTGGTGGGAGGGTTTTGCTTTTCACTGCAGCCCGGCGCAAGATCCCGGAACACGCGTTGGGGCTCAAAGAGTATTTGTCCGGCACGCCCGCTTGCAAAATCGCAGATAAGGTAGATTCTTTTGCGTCGTTGGGGTACTCCGAAAAATTGCGCGTCCAATACTCGCCACGCAATACTCCATTGGTCTGCCACGATCGCTCCAGCTTTATGCCACTTTTGTACTCGAGGTAGGTCAGCCGCTGCCGTTTCGTCGACAACCGAGATGAGGTTTTGCAGGACGCTGTGGAAGTCTGCCCCTTTATTGCTTGAGAAGGCTCCGGGCACGTTTTCCCAAACAGCGAATCTTGGATATAGACCATGACTTGCCTTTCTCATTTCTCTGATGACTCTGACAGCTTGGTGGAATAAACCTGAACGCTCGCCAGCTAAACCTGCCCTTTTACCTGCTACCGACAGGTCTTGGCAAGGAGAGCCAAACGTGACCACATCCACCGGCTCTAGCTGACTGCCGTCAATATTGCAGATGTCGCCTAGGTGTTGCATTTGCGGAAGGCGCGTGGTGGTGACCAGGATCGGGAAGGGCTCAATTTCGCTCGCCCACGCAGGTTCGATACCAACCTTTGTTGCCGCGAGTGGGAAACCTCCCGAGCCATCAAAAAGCGAGCCAAGCCTTAAAGTTTGTGTCACGGGTTAGCCTTTCTGCTTGGGGCGCTCGACTTTTTTGACCAGATCCAGGTAGGCGTATTGCCCGCCGCTTCGCTCACACGTGATCCCAGCTGCGTCTCCGGTTGCTTCGGCATAGCGGCGCACAATCACGGAAGCGTATTTCTCATCCAGCTCCATGCAATAGCAAGTGCGGTCTGTGGCTTGTGCAGCCATGAGTGTGGAACCAGACCCAGCAAAGGTATCGAGGATGATTGCGTTGGTTTGGGTGGAGTTACGAATCGGATAAGCCAACAGGTCTAGTGGCTTCGAAGTCGGATGGTCACTGTTTTTGCGGGGCTTGGCGAAATTCCACACCGTGGTTTGTTTGCGATTCGCATACCAAGCGTGAGAGCCGTCTTTCTTCCACCCATAAAGCACTGGTTCGTGCTGCCACTGATATGGGGAACGACCAAGCACTAGGGAGTCTTTGACCCAAATACAACAGCCCGACAGGTAGAAGCCAGCATCAAGAAACGCTTTACGGAAGTTGAGGCCTTCGGTGTCGGCGTGGAAAACATAGGCTGACCCACCCTTCTCCAAAGCGTCTGCCATGTTGGTGAATGCAGCCAGCAGGAACTGGTAGAAGGTGTCTGTGTCTTGTTTGTCGCCTGCGATTTTCAGGCCGCTGTTCGATTTGAAGTCCACGTTGTAAGGCGGGTCTGTGACCACCAGATTAGCCTGTTTGCCATCCATCAAGGTTTCGACATCGGCCGGGTTCGTGGCATCCGCGCACATTAGGCGATGCCTACCAATCCTCCAGATATCGCCTTTTTCGACAAAGGCTGCCGCTTCTAGGGCGGCGTTCAGGTCGAAGTTATCGTCCTCGATACTGTCGCCGTCAAGAGAACCTATCAGCTGTTGTATTTCGGATTCGTCGAAACCGGTGAGTTCAACGTCGAAATCGGAAGCATCCAGGTCGGCTATGAGTAGGGCGAGTTTGGAATCATCCCACTGGCCACTGATCTTGTTTAGAGCAACGTTGAGTGCTTTTTCGCGGGTTTCGTCGAGTTCGACGACCACGCAGTCCACGGTTTTATAGCCCAGATCAGCCAGTACTTTCAGACGCTGATGTCCACCCACAATATTTCCGGTGGTTTTGTTCCAGATGACTGGCTCCACATACCCAAACTCACTTAGCGAGCGTTTGAGTTTGTCGTAGTCCGTGTCCCCAGGTTGTAGGTCTTTGCGGGGGTTGTAGTCAGCTGGGGTGAGATCAGTTAGCGCTATTTGCTTGATGCGCATGGTTTTTCACCGCCTTGACAAGCTCACGGCTAGTAGTCCAGGTGTCTTCCCACTTGCGTGTGTAATCCCCGAAATGCCCATACGTCGAATAGCGCACATAGCCGGGTGCTCGCAGCCCAAACTGGTCGATGATCGCAGCCGGACGAAGATTGAACACATCGCGCGCAGCAGCCGTGAGAATCTGGTCGGTGTATTGGCCGGTGCCGAGCGTGTCCACACTGAAAGCAACCGGGTCGGCTTTGCCAATCGCGTAACTAATCGCCACCTGGCACTGGGATGCAAGATCCGCATCCACCACGGTTTTCGCGATCAGCCGCGCCATATAAGCACCCGAGCGGTCGACCTTAGAAGGATCTTTGCCGGAGAAAGCTCCACCACCATGAGAAGCCAGCCCGCCATAGGTGTCAACCATCAACTTCCTACCGGTGAGTCCGGTGTCGGCTTTAGGGCCGCCCTCCACGAACCGCCCGGACGGGTTGATCAACACAAGCGTGTCCGGGCTTACCGGTAGATATGGCTGGCATGCTGGGCCAACAATCAGCGAAGTTATTTCACGGCGCAACACCTCGAAATCCTTGGATTTATCGTGCTGGACGGAAACCACCACCGTCTCTACGGCTTGCGGTTTTCCTGCGTCGTTGTAGCGCACCGAAACTTGTGCTTTACCATCTGAGAAGATCCCAGTGATGGTTCCTTGCTTGCGCGCGGCATCTAGCCGCTTACAAATCTCGTGGGCTAAAACAAGAGGCAATGGTAAGCGCTGTGGTGTATCAGTGCAGGCATAGCCGTAGACCGTGCCTTGATCACCAGCACCCTGAAGACAATAAGCGGACTCATCGCCATGGCGAGCCTCTAAAGATGTGCTCACCCCGTCGTTAATATCGTTAGATTGACGCCTCACCCATACGTATACCAAAAATCTCCACGGCTTATAGCCAGCTGCAGTCAGGGCTGTGCGTACGCAATCACGCAAGTCCACACGAGCATTAGTGCTGATTTCACCAGTGACAATAATGCGTCGCCCAGTAGCCATGACCTCTACCGCGACGCGGGCGTTGGGATCGGCGTAGAGAATTTCGTCGAGAATCTGATCAGCAATTAAATCGCACAGTTTATCGGGGTGACCGATACACACTGCTTCAGCGCTTAGAACCTTAGTCATAGGAATGCCCTTTCAGTAGAAAAATCAAAAGAAACAAAAACTCCCCACCATGTCAGCCAAGAGTGGGGAGCGAAGAAAACGAGGAAAACCCGAGTCATGTGTGATACTGGGATTCGTGCAAGACGAAACGAGTAAACCTAATCAGCCAGAACCTTCCGGCGGCAATGGTAAAACCGTGGCTTACGGAATGATTGCCGGGATAATGACCGCCATAATCTTTCGGTTCATTATGGACGATAATGCCTTAGCGATAACTATTGGCACAGGAGTCGGAATCGCGCTAGGGGCAGGCTTCAGCGCAACAAAACGCCCCAAATAAGCTCAAAAACACTAGGACGCATCTACGAGCGTGCTTTCAACAACTGCTCCATAACCTCATCACCCGGGGTCGTACCCGAATAGTCACTAGTGCAGTTCGCCCGCACAATCTCAAAAATCTCATACCAATACACATTCGCCTGCTTACCAAAAGACTGGCTCATCGCAACAAACGGGGAAGCGATAGCAGCCCCAGTGGTCGGGTGCTTGCCGAGCAAACCGAACTTGGAGATCGCCTGCTCACACTGCACATAGCGGGCAAATGCCTGGGCGTAGGCCTCAATCAGACGCTTAGAAACAAACCTCGTGCAGCCACGCTCGTCAAGCCAGCGCCATGTCTCTCGGTAGACAATGTCCGCGCCCAGCGGTTTGCCATCGCGTTGAACCTCCGACAGATACTCGGCAGGCTCGGGCATCACCTCACCAGCAAGTACCGCGCCCGCGCCAACATCTGCGCCCTCGAAATCGAAAGGCGTCGCTAGCGGATCTTCCAGGCGAGTAGCAGGCAGACCCTTAGCGAGTTTCTCGTTGAGTGGGTCGGGTTTCGCGCCAGCCCTCACGCGGCGCCCACCGCGATTGGTTCCGTCTTTTGCCATGAAATCTCGCCTCCTTCCAGGCAGTTAGCCCGGTGATGGAGGGCTTGCGGGTTAATACCCTGTTTGAATCGGTCTTTTTGCGTACGGTTGGCCCCGCCCGCTGACCTTCGCCAAGGCTGTAGAGATTTGAGGCCCCCAACCCCAAACCAGCGCGGTGATGTCGCACCGTAAGCCACGAACAAGAGCTAGCCCAGCATCTTTGAGGTCGGCAACGTTTAAGGCGCACACGCCGCAATTTCAATAAAAAGTCAGTAGGTGTAGAGCCTTGGTTGTTGCCTCCACCTGTCACCATCGAGCGCCGACTGGCGCGAGTGGCAGGGTTTGCACAGGCTACGCAGGTTAGAAAAGTCGTGGCTGCCGCCGTGCTCGAGCGGCAGGATGTGGTGGACTTCGGCCACTGGGGTGGTTAGTCCTTTGTCCAGGCAGTCTTCGCACAAAGGATGCTGCGCGATGTATGCGGCACGGATGCGTCGCCAGCGTGCACCGTAACGCTTGTTGATTCTCGGGTCACGTTGAAACTTACGGTAGTTCTTGTCTGCCTTTTTGGCGTGAATCTGGCAGAACCTTTCGCGGGTTAGTTCGGGACAGCCCGGCGCAGAGCAGGGACGTTTGGGTTTGCTTGGCATTCCCGTTATCTCCTGTGGTCATGGTAAAGCCCCGAGGGAATGTATCCGTTCGGGGCTTTGACCTTTTTCTAACTAGTTACACTATATCGGGTTTGATTCGGGAATGTCGTCCGCGTTTTGTCCAAGCATCTTAGCGTCCGTACAGGAGACTGGTGAGGTGGTCGAGGGCGGTTTTGCGCCGGTTGTAGGCGGTGGAGCGCTCCACGTTTAGCCGCTCTTGCACCTCATAAATCGCATCAGTGGCGGACTCGTATCCGGAAAGGAAGCAAACTTCTAGCACGTCACGTTCCTCATCGGTGAGCGCTTGCCAGGCGGGGTTGAACCAGTCCATGTAATCCTTGGCTTGCAGGTATTTGCGGGTGCGGTTATCGATCCGTTCCAAGTGGTTAAGGATTTTGTGCTCGGCAGCGGTGGGATTGAACGCACGGCGGCTGCCATCCAAGACGGGGGAGGGCAGGCTGGGCAGGTCTGCTTCGATGGCTTTCAGGTCATCGGGAGTGTTATCGATGATGGTTTCCATAGTGGCATAGTCGCGCAGGGCGTTGATAGCAGCGGCGCGACGGTCAACGTAGCGCCAGGTGATGTCGGTTTCTTGATGCGTAACGCTCATTTGGTTTCTCCTTTCAAGGTCTGCGCTACCGCGTCGATGAGCGCCGACTGGGTCATGTTCTTCGATTCGAGTGCCCTAAGAATCTGCTGATCAATCGAATCCTTGGTCGCAATATGCGTAATAGTCACCGGCTTGGTCTGGCCTTGCCGATACAGGCGGGCGTTGGTTTGCTGGTGTAGCTCAAGGCTCCAGGTGAGGGAATACCAGATGAGGATTGAGCCTCCTTGTTGGAGGTTAAGCCCATGCCCAGCGGAAGCTGGGTGAATCAACCCGAGTGGGATTTCACCGCCATTCCAAGCCTCAATATCCGCTGAAGTTTTTAACTGTCTGGCTTGCGGGAAGCGCTCACGGATGCGTGCTAGGTCGTGCTGCCACCAATACGCCACAAGCACGGGATTCCCATTCGCAGCTTCGATGAGGTCTTCAAGGGCATCGAGTTTGCGGCCGTGTACCACGATAGAGTCGCCTGCTTCGGTGTAGATCGCACCAGACGCTAGTTGGGTGAGCTTGCCAGCCAGGACGGCAGCATTGGCCGCGTCAATCACCTCATCGCCCAGCTCGACTACCATCTCGGCTGCGAGCCGGTCATACACCTTGCGTTCCCTGCCGTTCATGGTCACCTCGGTGGTCGTGACAGTCAGTGGTGGGAGGGTGAGGTAGTCGCTGGTTCGCATAGACAGCGTGATATCCGAGATTGCTCGGTAGATTTCGTCTTCAGCGCCAGGTTTGGGTTTGTAGGTGAATACTTGCATTCCACTGCGCTTATCGGGCACGAACCATTTATCGCGGTAGCGGGAAATGTAGCGTCCGAGCCGCTCACCCAAATCCAACAGCCGGAACTGCGCCCATAAGTCCATCAACCCATTGCTGGCTGGGGTGCCGGTAAGCCCGACGATGCGCTTGACTTGTGGGCGGATCTTCATGAGCGCGGTAAAGCGTTTGGCGCGGTGGTTTTTGAAGGAGGAGAGTTCGTCGATGATGACCATATCCCACTGCCACTTGATGCCACTACGGGTAATAAGCCAGTCGACGTTCTCCCGGTTCATCACTGTGATGTCTGCGCCTGAGTTGAGCGCGCCTCGGCGTTGGCGTTCGGTGCCGACAGCTACTGCCAGGCGTAGCTGGCGTAAGTGGCTCCACTTTGCTTGCTCGGCAGGCCACGTATTCCTTGCTACGCGCAGCGGCGCGATAACCAGCACTCGGTGGGCTTCAAAGGAGTCGAAGAGGAGGTGTTGTATTGCTGTCAGGGTGATGACGGTTTTGCCAAGTCCCATCTCGAGCAGTAGCGCTGCAGCCGGGTGTTCCTCAATGAAAGCCGTTGCTAGCTGTTGGTAGTTATGCGGCTTGTATTGCATGGCACACCTTCTTAATGTCGTCAGGATTGTTGAGGACGAGTGCGGTGAAGCCCAGGTGCTTCAACTGCCTCAGTCTGTGTTTTTGGATTGCGCGGACTTTTCCGCCGGGTGCTTTGACTTCTACGAAGCCGACATGCCCATCAGGTAATAGCACGATTCGGTCAGGTACACCGGCGGTTCCGGGGCTGACTAGTTTCCAGCAGACCCCGCCCAAAGCTTCAACGGTTTTTACGAGTGCTTGTTCTAAATGTTGTTCTTTCATCACGTGTTGCTTTCTGCTCACGTGGTGACGCTTTCTGCCAGTCGTTTACATAACTTTTTATATATAGATGTTTGTTTTTATTGCTCTTAAGAAAAGTTCTGTTATAGACCGACAGATAGTGTCACCACTTAGGGGCTAAAGGTTGAATTCGCTCTTCAGGCGTAGTCCGTCCACATAGCGTGCGTTCTTTGTGCGGCGTCTGCGGAATCCGAGTTGTTCCAAGGCTGAATAGAAATCGGACGTGGATCTGGCGTATTCGCCCACGCTGAGCGCGTAGGCGCGATAGACGCTATAAAGCTCGCCCGAGGGCTGTGTGAAGCTCGGGTCGATCTCGCAGTTATCGTCTAAGAAATGTGTCATCCAGTCGTTCTCAAACCGGTAGGCCTCCAGGGCTCGACGCACTTTAGGTGGTGGCTTCAAAACAAAGTCGTCATCAATCACTTTGCGGGCACCATCAACGATCCATTGCAGAACGGCACCAGCGGCGTTTTGGTAGAGGTGTTCGGCGTAGTTTTTGATGTCCGAGGAGCCTTCGATTTTTGCCTCGAATGGGATCACGATCAGCCTGCGCCAAATACCAACATCCATTGCACCTACGCGCGGTAGGTGATTCGTATACAGCACGAGCGTATGCGAAGGAGCGAACGCGAAGGGCGCCTTATATTTCTTTTCTGCATAAAGCAGATCAGTGGATGCCATTTGCTTGGCGATAGAGGTGGAGAGCCTCATGCCTTCCTCGGTCTCTGCCGCGATCAAGAGGCGTTTGCCTTTGGCTTCTGCCAGCTCAGGCTTCACATTCCGCTTCACACCCACAGTGAGAGCATCGGCGGAGATGTTGCCCGCGTATGTGCCTAACACCCGAGCGATTGTGTTCCAAAACGTCGATTTGCCATTCCTGCCGTCGCCGTAGGCGATGATGAGGGCTTCGACGTAGACTTTTCCGATCGCGGTCAGCCCCACGATTCGCTGCACATAGTCGATTAGTTCTTGGTCGCCTTGGAAGAACACCTCGAGCGCCGCCAACCACGTGTCCATGCCTTTGGTGGCGGGATCGGTGGTGGTTTGTTTGGTGATGAAATCCCCGTAGTCGTGCTCGTACATTTGCCCGGTGGTGAGGTCAATGGTGCCACCAGGAGTGTTGAGAGCGAAGGGGTCTGCATCGAGGTCTGCTTGGGTGACTTGCAGCATCGGAGCTGCCTCCTTTAGTGACGCTGTAATCGCCTTGCTATCCCTGCGTTTGAGCACGTATTTCTCGTAGGTCTGAGCACCAGTGAGCTGCTCGTAAGCGGTCCACTGCACGTTAGTGAATAGGTTTTTCGCTTTGGTCAGGCTCATCGCTGACAGCAACTGAGTGACCCCAGTGGAATCACACGCCTCACGGGCTTTCTCGAGCAGCTGTGCGGCTTGCTCTAACTGGCGCGTGGTGAGTTCTTGAGCGATGGCGCGCGAGCCTGGTCTGGTTTCTTCCCAAAACGAGCCGTTATACACCAGCCAATCTGTGGCCTCAGAGAATGCGAGTTTTTGTGCATATTCGTCTGCCAGGACGTTGGCTTGACCGACATCAGTGAAATCGGTGGGGCGCAGTCCTTGGATTTCGGCGTAGCGTTCTGGTGGAATATAGCCGGGCGTTGCGACGACTTTCGCACCAAACTTCAATGCAGAGTGCCAGATCGCATCCAACTCAGAAGGTGGTAGTGGTGGCACGCACTGAGTAGCTTTCTGCTCGAATAGCTCGCGGGCTTCATCACTGTTGCCGAAACGCACGATCACCCGCCCCGCGAAGCGACTCATCGTCGCATTACGCGAACCCTCACGGATCTCACCATCATGCATGGCCAGCGCTGCGAACTTGTCTCCGTCAAGGAAATCCACAATGGTGAGCTCGCCGTCCGTCCACGTCACCTCTGGGCTAGTGGTGCCGTAGATGAAGCGCGCGCTATCGAGAGCGTTACGGTCAAAGATGCCGGTGAATGATGCAAGCTTGCGCTTAATCGATGCATACTCATCGCCGTCGGTGACGGTCGCAATTGGGAGGTATGCGTGGAAGCGTGGCCGAGCCGACTTCTCGCTCTTGTCCTTCTGGTGATTACGGCTGGTTGCGGTAGCGAAAGTGACATCTGGGAAGATGAGAGCGAGCGTTTCTGGCGTGACCCACTCGGCAGGGTTCTCGGAGTGGTCATTGTCCACATCCATCACCACACAATCAGAGGCAATGAAGCGGTCGCTGCCGCGCATATCGCCGTCGTAGGTCGCGGCTACATGATCGAACGCCACAGCTTGCTTCAGATCAGCGGCGCTCACGATTGCAGTGTGGCGTGGGTAGTGGAGGTTTCGTTGCGCACCCGATACGGTGGCGAGATTGAGATGGAATTCAGTCATCGAGACATACCTCCTCGAAATTGTGGTCGAAATAGGAGATGGGGATGTCGAGTTGGTGTGCCCACTCGATTTCGAGGCGCATACCTTTTGACACGCGTGGCGTGTAGACCCACATGGCCTCGCATTTGGAGAGCAGGACACGGTTGAAGTGCATGGCGAGTTCCCGCTCCCACACATCCCCGTCGTTCATGAATTGTGGAAATAACAGGTGGGGTGCGAGTGGAATCTTTCGGCATTGCACCGCGTAAGCGCTGAGGTCTTGGGCGGTTTTGGTGTTTGCTTCGATGTCGCCCGAGTATGGTGAGCAAATATAGGTGAGCGGCCGGTGTCCGAACTCGGCCTGCTGGACGAGCTTTAACGCCTTGTAGGCGGTGGGGTCGCGGTAGCCTTTCTCGTTCAGGCGTGGAATCCCGTAATCCAAGGTTGCGGTGGTGGTCATTCCCGATCACCGCCTGGTAGTTCGTGTGCCATCGTGGCTCCCTTCAATCGGGTTGTCAGAGAGCGCAGGATTGTGCCCTCGCCTTAAACCACGGCAGAAGTCAAAACCGGACGGGCGGCATGAAACTGATTCGGAAATGCGGGGTATACCCCGTCGACAACACCGAGCTGGCCGGTTGTGATTGAGGTATGGATACACATGTTTGTCACAATCACGACGGCTCGGAACACCTGCACCACCAATTCCCAATCATTGATCGATTCATTCTCGAATGGCTCACCGACGCTGATCTGGCGCGCACACGGATCTGCATGTCCGAGGACGTGGAGGAAGAATTCCTCACAGCGATGGACCCGATTCGCTACGAGGAGGTGCGGGAGCTGGTGATCTTGTCGGCTCTGCACAATAACGTTCATGACCTCGTCGAGATTGAGGCCTGGGAGGTGCCAGTTCATTGGTGGGAACTGGTACGTGACCCTGACCTGATCGATCCGCCTGGCACGTATCCGATTGCGAGCATGCTGCTGTTTGCTAACCAGCTCTCAGGTGACAAGATGCCAGAACTCTATATCGCGGTCATGGTAATCGCGTGGATGCTCCACGAGGATACGTGGTTGAAAGAACTAGTGGGGGAGTATCCAAAATTCTTCACCAGCGCGACCATGCGCGACGGCAGCCCAGCCCTCGACGACCCCACCTACCAGCATCTGCGCGATCTGGTAGAGCGCGGATGGGTTCAATAATGCTTGCGTGGCGGTGGGCTTGCTGAAAAGTCGAGAAAAAGTTGCGAGAATTAGAACATGAGTTACTATCTGGGGCCGGGTCGCCAATCAGTCCATTTGTCTACGTTAGAAGAGCTCACGTTTGCCGCTGAGGGCGGACTTCTCAGTGAAAATCAATGGTGCGAGCTGAAGGTGCAACTTGGGCCGTCAAATAAAGCGGTGAATACTGAGCTTGCTCGCGACCTGGCCTCGCTGAGCATTGATGGTGGAGTGCTGATCTTTGGTGTGGTCGACAAGACTTATAAGTTAGTCGGTTGTGATTCCACTAGTTTAGAAACTCGAATCTCCCAAGTAGCGGCGACAGTGATCGAACCGCCACTCTCTCCGGTTTTCAATCCACCAATTCAACTTCCAAACGGGAAGAGCGTCATCGTCATCGCTATTCCACCATCCGCTGTTGCACCGCACATGGCTGATGGACGCTATTGGGGACGCTCCTCTGAAGGCAAGAGGGTGCTCTCGGATACTGAAGTTCGCCGGATTTTTCAAGCGAGAGTGAATCAGCAGGAGCTTTTTGCTAAATCGTTTGAAGCGTTTGTGGAACAAGATCCGCTGCGCAATCTCGTCGATGGTGGCGAAACGAAGAATGGGCATGGGTTTTTCTTTGCTAAACCGCAGGGGCAGCTCACACTAGAGAATTTTGATACTGCCGAGCTGCGAGCCATACTGGCTCGCGTTCGCCAAAGGCAATCATTTGAGGATCTATTAAAAAGCTGCTTCAACCCTGCACATGATCCAAACGGGGTTGGATTGCGAAGCGTTTACGAGGCTGTCTCTCAAAGAAACGAAAAGAACTTACGCCAGATCACTGTTCGAGACGATGGATCAGTGTCAAGCACGTTTGCCGCGGCTAGCGTCCTCGAAACAATGCCTGGCGAAGAGGAAGTGCTCTATACCTTCCCTGGCACAACCGCATTATTTCTTGCCCAGAATCTTGAAATTCTCAGCTTGATTTCTGAGGACTTCGGATATCAAGGCGGGTGGGAAATAGCTTTGAGACTAACGGGTCTTAAAGGTGTCATTCGATATACGAGCGACTTTTCGTATCGGCCAACACCTTATCCGCAGAAGGCCTTCAGTGTTCAGCGGGTGGTGCAACCAATGTCCTGGGTAGACAACACTGATTGTTTGGGTGATTTAACGATGAGCCTTCTTCGTGGCTATTTGCGCGGGTTAGGCATCGAGCGTTACACCTATGAAAATCTTATGAATGGTGTTTAATAGCTAGTCCTTCATGTAGAAATCACATTTGTAGCCAGCCGCGTCTATCGGTAGCCCAAGAGCCCATGTTGGGAGTTGGTTCATGAGTGTGCAGATATCAGCCACGGTGGTGCCTGAATCTTTCGATTCGTCGACCACGACCTCATCGTGAATGTGCATCACCACCTCGTGGCCTGCGTTTTCGATGCGGGTGATGGCTTCGGCAAGCAAGTCGCGGGCGGTGGCTTGGACGATGTTCTCGACGAGTTTGCCGCCGTAAGTTTCTAACTGTTGCCATTTGCGGTTGATGCCTTGACCCCAGTAGGTGATGGACGTGCCACCGAACCTGTTCACGCCCAAACCGGGTTTCACGTAGGCAAGTCTCCTACCGGATGGGAGGGTGATGAACAGCATGCCTTTCGTGCCAGTGAAACTCAGGTTGCCTAGTGTTACGGTGCTTCGGGTGGTGATTGCTTGGATTGCGGTCTGGTCGACGTCGTGCCACATGGCGACGATGTTGGGGTTGGCCGCACGCCACGCATCCACAATCGGCTGCAACTCCGACGCAGTCAAACCCATCTTCAAGGCACCCATGGCTTTCAACGCACCCACAGAGCCGTTATAGCCACACGCGAGCACAGCAATCTTGCCTTTCTGCCTGAGTTCTGCATTTGCTCCGTGTTTCTCGACTGGCACCCCGAACATCGCGCTCGCCGTGGCGCAGTAGAGGTCTTCACCGTTCGTGAACGCGGCGAGCGTGGTTTCCTCGCCAGCGAGCCACGCGAGCACTCTGGCTTCGATAGCGGAATAATCGGCAACAATAAAGCGATGGTTCTCAGATGGGATGAATGCGGTGCGAATCAGTTGGCTGAGCGTGTCTGGCACCGATGGATAGAGCATCTCCAGTACATCGAAATCACCATAGTGTACTAAGGAGCGTGCTTGGGCGAGGTCGGGCAGATAATTTCTGGGGAGATTTTGCACCTGCACCAAGCGCCCAGCCCACCGACCAGTACGCGACGCACCATAAAACTGCAACAGCCCATGCGCCCGACCATCAGCACAGGTCGCATCAGCCATCTTCCGATACTTCGCCACCGAGGATTTTGAGAGATCTTGACGCAGCTCAAGTGCCTCACGCACGCTGCCGGTGGCAGTGTCGAGCGCACTATCGACATCTTCTTTCGCCATCGAGCTGATCTTGCAACCCTGCTCAGCAAGCCAGCTCTGCAGCTGCAGAGGTGATGCCGGATTATCTAAACCCGTCAACTCCTGAGCGCGGGCGAGTGTGCGCTTGCGGTATTTTTTATCGCACGCCATCGCGTTAGTAGCTAATCGGGTGTCGATGTGGATGCCGCGATCATTGATCCGCTGATCCACCTCATACTGTCCCCACACTTCATCCGGTACTGGATGATGGGAGAGCTTGCGGCGGATCGTTGTTTCTACCTCGACGTCGCGGGCATTGTACTGCTTGAACAGCGCCCAGGCGGCAGAATCGTCACTCGGTTGGTGGCGGATGCCTGTTTTGGTAGGGAGAGAGAAGTATTTGATGAGGTCTTTGCCCTCAGCCAGTTTCTGATGAGCAAGACCGAGCACAGTGCCGACGTCTTTGAGGGAGAGAGGTAGTCCGAGGGTTGCTGCCCAGACCATGGTGCAGCGCCACCCAGTAGGATCAAGACGGTGGCCGAGATGGGCAGAGAGGCAGGTGCGTTCAAAGGCAGCGTTATACGCCCACTTGATCACGCTCGGATCATCTAACGCAGCGACCACTTCTGGTGGTAGTTGCTCGCCAGAGGCTAGATCCACTGTCACCACGTCACTGTCATCGACGCTATATGAGCAGAGCAGGATACGAAAGCTTGGATCATCGCAATACCTGTAAACCCCACACTGGGAAAGGTTAACGGCGGAGAATGTTTCTAAATCCAGAGCTAAGGATTTCACGTGAGGGTTCCTTTCTATGCGCGCGTAGGCGGGATGAAACCGAGATAGTTTCATCCCGCCAGCCGTCTGTTAGTGGTTAGTCGAGGAAGTCCTCATCCGCATTCCACGCATCAAACTCGGAGGCTGCCGAGACATGCCCGCCGAGGGGTTCTCCGTCCCGAGTCTTTTGAATGTTGCCCAGTCCGCAGGCTATGCCGCGATTCCCGTTGGTATTGAATGCATAGAAGTTGATCGAGACTCGTGCGTAGCAACCCGAGTAGACCTCCGAGCGATCCAAGATGGGTGCCACGTTGCCATCCACAATTTGTGGCTGGTTGATGGAGTTGGCGTTCACGAAGTAGTGCCCGGCGTAGGCTTCGTCATCACGCTCTGTATCCCCGTCACGCAGCGGGAGCTTGAGGGAGCCGCGTGGTGGAATCTTGCCACCAAACTTACCAATACCTTCCTTGATCGCCGCGTCAATCGCCGCCTCAATCGCGTCCAGCGTTTCCTTATCGTCTTTCGGAATCAAGAGGCTGGCAGAGTATTTCTCCTTGCCGCCATTGATGGATTTAGGCTCCCAGACCGTTGCGTAGCTGAGCCGGACTTCGCCAGTGATTACCTTGGTTGTGTTCTTCTTGTTCTGGATTGTCTTGTTCATTTGTTTTCTCCTTGTAATTCGTTGAGTTTGGCGAATTTGCCTTGGTAGTTGATTGCTGCTTTGTTGTAGGCGGCGGCTGCTTCTACTTCGGACTCAAAACTGCCTAGGTAGATGTGCTTGTCGTGATGGCGTATGGATGCTTGCCAACATTGATCACGCACGTGATACGTCACGCCCTTGAAGCGTGAATGGTGTTTGCCTCGGAATTTGCTTCGGTTGCACGCATTCTGCGTTCTCGTGGCCAGCCTGAGATTTGCTCGGCGGTTATCGAGTCGGTTGCCATTTACGTGATCGACTTCGATTCCAGCAGGAGCATTAAGGAGTTCACGGTGCATCCGAATATGGCTACTCGATCCTTTGTTATGCCCTCCGTAGCGAGCTGCATATTCGTTTCCTGGACGGCCAACGGCGTACCAGGAGTATGGCGATAGCTTCGAGTAGTCTGCATCATCGACTACCGCGACGAGGCCTTTGGTGAGCGGGATAGTTTTCACTTTCCATCACCTCCGAAATCGTCAGCCGCAGAACTCATGCTGAGTTCCGGGCGTTTGTCAGATAAGGGGACGAGTGTTGGCTTGCCCTCAGGCTTGACCACCAGGTCACCGAGAACCTCGGCAAACTGCTTCCTGCCCATGAGCTTTTCCATCGCCGTAATGGTCAAGAGCTGTTGCTTGTAGATGTCCTTATAGCCAGCAGCTTTCGCAGCCTCAGCCACTGCAGCCTCATCGGCGTATTTGCGGATTGAGCGGCCTGCCACCAACTTGAAGCCCGCATAATGCTCACCTTCGAGAGCCTTTCCGAGGGCGTAGTCCTGTACGTCGCTAGCCCATTTGGTTAGTTCAGGAATCCGCGTGAGCACGTTGGCTACCTCGTCAGCAGAGAGTTCCGCTGGGGGAGCGAACTCGTGTTTGGCAAGCTTCATATTCGCTTCAGCCCTGGCTCGGCACGTCGCGGCTATGGGGCAGAACTGACACCAGGCACCGGCACAAAACTCGCCGCCACCGTTCGCAGCCAACTCGGCAGCAGGCTTGAGCGTCTGTTCCGCCCACTCGTTCAGCTTGGTCACGCTGATCGTCCAGGTAGAGACGTTGTCGCGCCGTGGCTGGAAAATAGTCACCGTCACCTGTTCAATGTCATAAAGCGCATCGAACAAGCGAAGCGCCCCCAAAGCGTAGAGCTGAAGTTGTGGATTGGCTTCTGCCTCCACCAGCACCCCGAGTCCGTACTTCAGGTCGATGACCTGCAAGGTGCCGTCGGCAATGATGAGACAGTCGCCAGTGCCGAAACCATCTGGCACGAGGTGGCTAAAGTCGAGGCGTTGCTCGATATAGATCAGTGCATCAGCCGATGTTTCCTGGGCTTTGGCGTATTGCTCGAGTACAAACTCGACGTAGTCATCCGTGTACTCGTCCATCTCGTCGTCTTCGAATTTTGAGATGGGCCGTTTGGACTGCTGCTTGAGTGCCCGGCGGAGCTTGTGCTCAGCCAGAGCGTGTGCTGCCGTGCCCTGCAACGCAGCCTCCGAAGGGGCATCTTCATATCCTTTTGCGAGCAAGGCAGAAGGTGGACAGTTGAGCCATCGGTGTGCCGAGGAAGCGGACAGTGTTGCGTGTTTACTGGGTGGCATTGGCGGCCTCCCTCGCCGAGATGAGCACCTCGTTGACCTGCTCAAGGCTCAGCTCGGAGAGCTTCACTTTGCCTTGGGCACGAATTAGTGCCTTGATGTCGTCGGTGAACCCTGCACGCGAGATTTCGGCGAGTTCACCGCGAGCATCCTCAAGGCTAACCAGCTCCACAGGCTCTGATACCGGCTCGACCGGATCTTGTTCTGGTAGCGTCGGCTGAGTATCGTTATCGGTTTCGGTGGTGAGCATGTAGTCTGCCTCCACACCTGATTCCATCCAATACAGCAGGTCAGTCTCGGTAGCCTCCAACTCTCTGTTCAGCTCGGTGAGATTTTGGCGAATGTTGGCGAAAATTTGGCGCAGATTCTCAATATGGTTGATCGGAGTCATTTCACTGACTCCTTCACATCCATGCCGTAACGCTCGGGGTAGAGCGCCTTAGCGAGTGCCATCAGATCGTCATCATCATCGACAAGGTTCACTGTCTGCGGCTCGACTCGTGGCTTGCGATGCTTGCCAACTGCGACGCGGTCGGTGCGGCCGGTTGCTTTCCGGATCAGCCTGCCTAGCAGGCTTGTGTGTTTTGTTTTGCGCATTGCAATCACTCCTTATTTCTCGGTCTGTTGTTGCCTTGCTCTATAAGCCACGCCAAAGGTCGATTCCGGACGGTCAGCCTCGAGAATCTTTCGCGCCCGCTTAATCGCCCGGTTATAGGCATGACGGATCGCTGACTCGTCCTTGTGCTCAGCCCGAGCTAGTTCAGCGAACGAATACCCATCCAAGACGACTGCTTCGATCAGGAAACGCTGGCGCTTAGACAGGCCAGCGAACGTGGTGGCAACCGCCTGCTTGTTCAGAAAATCGCGCTCGATATCAATGTCGGCAGCGAAATGCATACCCTCCTTGGGAAACTCAGATGGGGAGGAGTGCCGATCCCGGCGGGTGTCTGCCCTGTTAGTTTTCTTCCACCGCGCATCATGCTCCAGCAGCGCCTGCGCAATCGGGCTATCGGATGGGAGTTGAACTTCGATGTGCTCGTCAGTGACGAAATCGAAGCGGAAAGTAACGTGATTTTGATTGTTGTCGGTCGTGCTCATGGCAGCGCCCTTTCTTTGTCAGAAAGAGCCGCATGAGCGAGCTGCCGTTATTCACTTGTTTCTGCAAACCGAAGCCGTCTTGAGCGCTGATAGAGAAGTGGCGGGAAACCCCCTCGGATTTCCCGCCAGCGTCAGCTCACTCAATTGGCTCCCTCGGTTTTACAGAGGAATCTGCCTGTGTAGCTTGCACCGGCACCAGTGGAGCCACACGCCGATGTTTGCAACCATCAGCGATCTAGCTAGGCGAACCTGCCACCAGCTTCGAGCACCAAACGAGTTGAGTTATTCTTAGAGCAAATTTCGATAGAATTAACCCTGGAAATCTCTCGCACAACTTAGGCTTCGATTCGCTTGGCTTCTACGATAGAAAACAGGCATTCGCCGATCAGTACGGTTTAGGACAGTGCAGGACAAGCAGGACAAAAATTACGGGGTGGGGTGAGCAATGAGCCTATTCACAGAGCTGATGAAAGCTGCTTACCCGCACCTGAGCGAGGGAATGAACGTTGCCCCATATATGCGGAGTATGATTAGCCGACTATGCTCTGTGCCTGAAGAACTCTGGTACACCTCGCGAGACAAAACCCCAGACGAAGACCGGGCTGATACAACCCTAGCGCAGTACTACAAACGCGGACTGTCAAAGAAGCTAGCCCGAGAAATGCTGAACAATCCAACCTGCAGAGCTTTCGTTGATTCGCTCGATTATATTGAGGGTGTCCCAACTGAGGCCGCAGATGAGATAAAAGCAGCACTTGCCAAATCCATCGCCCCGTTCACCGACAAGGAAGTCAACGTCGATAACGTTGGAGATATATTCTTCGATCTGATTCAGGAATCGCTACGTTTAACTGTCGATCCATCTCTTGAAGCTGATCGTAAGTTGCAGCGAGCCAAAACAGGCTCGATGGTAGCTATTAATAAATACGGGTCGCGTCTCCTCGAAGACTGTAAATACGTGTGCTCGAAACCCGGTTGCGGAGAATCTCTACAAAATGTTGCTCCTAGTGGGCAATCGCAGGTCGTATATGAAGCCGCACGTATCGCCGGAGATAAAGCCGAATACGGAAACCTCGTGACTTTGTGCTCCAAGTGCTTCAATCAGTATGTTCTCGGCCATAGAAAGTCCGAGGAAAAAGAACTGAAAAGGATTAAAGAGATTCAAGAACGAAGCGCACGAGCTAGGCAAACCCTCAGTGCTGTCCAGATTGAGCGTGGCATCACGAGGGTAGTAGAAAACCTGGCACGCGCGAATCCGAAAGAGTTCGAACCACTCAACTTCGATCCCGTAGCGGTTAAAAACAAAATAGATGAATTCTCCGACTTTTTCCTTTTCGATGAGGTCATGCAGCACGTGACAAAATTCTTTAGATTCATCCAAAACCAGCTAAAAGAACAAGCTCGCCTAAAAGCTTTCGATGAAGAACTACTGCGCGCCCAAATCAAAGCCTCCTATCGAAAGCTCGCGGACAAGAAATTCGACAAGCTCGTCATTCACGACGAACTATCAAAACGCCTGAGCCAACTCACGAAACAAGACCAGAGATATTGTTCTTACGTGGTCTCCTACTTCGTTCAATCCTGCGAGGTGTTCGATGCTGCTACCAAGTAAACTCTTCGCCTACCAAGACAGCGTGCTGCCACTGCTGCCAGAAATCCTGCGCAACCTCGAGACACCAAAAACGCCTAACGAAATCGCCCTAGCTCTTGCCAGCACCAATACTGATCCAACTAGGCTCATTGAAGCCCTGGATTGCCTGTATGCGCTTGGCCGGATTGCGCTCAGTGAAGAAGGGAAACTATACCGATGCTAAAACAAATCAGCTGCCGACTATTCCGTGAAAACGGGCAACCTCGCCCGCCCATCAAGTTCACTCACGGCCTGAACACCATTCTGGGTGCAGTTAAAGGCGAAGCCGGATCTATCGGCAAATCAACCATGATGCTCATCATCGACTTCGCATTCGGTGGCAACACGTATGTGGGTAGTGATGCTGTTAGAGAGCTGGATGACCACACGATTTACTTCACATTCGAATTCGCTGACGGGCAGTACCACTTCGCTAGGACTCCCAGCGACCCTAAATTTGTCGCACGAGTCGATGAAAACCACACCGTTATCGGAACAATGAAAATTGAAGAGTTCAACGCTTGGCTTGCCGCGAAGTACCACATGGATCTGCCAGGGCTGAAATACAGGAATACGCTCAGCCGCTTCTTCCGAATCTACGGCAAGAACAATCACAACGAACTCAAACCTCTCCAAACTCGGGGAGGAGACGAATCACAAAAGGACGCAATCACCGTCCTAATCGCGTTATTCGGGTGCTACAACGAAATCAAGGATTTCAAAGAACAATTACAAGAAGCCGAAAACAGAATCTCAGCATTCAAAGCGGCACGGCGATATGAGTTCATACCCTCCGCCGTTGATGGGATGACCAAATACAAGCAGAACGTAGTAGAAATTGCTGCTCTAGAGGAAGATCGGCGCAAACTCGCCCAATCCGATGAGACTGATGTAGAACCGGTAGAAATCGAGAAAGCGAACGAACGTAACGAGCTCAAGCGCCAGCTCAATGATCTGCACCGTGAGATCAAAAGTAAGAGAGACGAGCTGCACCTGCTTGACCTGAATATCCACCACGGAGCATATCCAACCGAAGCTGACCTCAAAAGTCTGCAAGAATTCTTCCCAGGGGCGAACCTTGCAAAGCTTGTGGAAATCGAAAAGTTTCATACGAAGATACAAGCAATCCTTGGTGAAGAACTTGAAGCAGCTCACGCCCGCGTCACCAAGCTACTTGCAACGCTCGAGGAGCAGGCGGCTGATCTGCTGGCGCGTATAGATTCAATACCAGCTTCAAAAGCATTCACAGATGAGTTCCTGGATGCCTACACAGAACTCGATCGGCGCATCAATAAGCTACAAGACGAAAACGATGCTTTTGATACTCGCGATCGGCTCCAAAAAGAAAAGCAGCAGGCCAATACTCGCTATCAGCAGCAGCTCGATTCAGTTCTCTCGCACATTCAAATCGAGATCAACAGCCAGATGGAAGCCATCAATGAAGAGGTAACCGGTGGTGAATACAACGCTCCAAGGCTCTCACTCAACGCATTCAACAGCTACGACTTTGAAACCCCAAGAGACAAAGGCACCGGCACTAACCATCGCGGCGTCATCACTTATGACCTGGCGATAGCGCAGAACACAGCGCTCCCAGCCATCGCGCACGACTCCATCATGTTCGACTCCATGTCACGCACCGACCTCAGCAACCTCATCCGCGTATACAACGACCAAGTCGAGAAGCAGATATTTATCGCCGTCGATAAAATAAGCGACTGCACCGAACAAGCCAAAACCATCATCCAGCAGACCATGGTGCTCAAACTCGACAACAACGAACACGCCCTATTCGGCGAGAAATGGAGCCGAAAGGACCGCCCATGA